TTTATACTCTAAACCTCCCTCTTTTCGTAACCCTAATACTCTCTTTCGCGCTCTTCAAAAACCACCACACTTTTACACTTTCAATCTACTACACCTCTCTTTTCCTCTTATTCGAGTTTATACTTCCCTTCTTCATAAACGACGCTTGCCTATAGTGCGCGGTTCAAGCTTACAGCCTTACGCCTTTTCTGCACCAAGTCCATCGTTACCGCGTCCCCCCCAGCTCCCCAAGCAGGGTCGTTTTAAAAAATTTACCAACTTTTTAAAAAAAACATTTAAAAAAAAATCGGTTGCTCCAGCTCCCCCGGCTATCATACCACAGCAACCCACTGTTCCAACATTGTCAATCCCACCGCCTGTATCAAACACCACACCTATTGGTATTATCGCACCCAGACCTTCACCGAAAGCAGCTACCAGGAGATACAGCAGACGTCGCAAACCAACTCGTACATCCTCGTCACCTCATAGCAGTGATAGCGAATTGTTGCATAGAAGATTAATATCTTCGGATTCTCCTTCCACGGAAAGAAGTTTGAGCATTGAGGAGGGTTCTGTGCCGAGAAGACGTTCAAAATTAGCGATAACTGCCCATGATGTAGTCAGAAGACTAAAAGAAAAAGAGGATGACATAAGGGCTAAAGAAAGTGCAGAATTAAAAAGAAGAATGCCTGTATTATATGCAATGCAAAAGGGATTTAATTATGCAAAAACAAAAACTAAAAAAAAATTTGATTCATTTAGAAGAAAAAGAGCAGAAAGAAAAGAAGCCGAGTCGTCTGTATCATCAGAAGAACCAGACAAAGACAGTGCAGAATTAAAAAGAGTAATGCCGGTATTATATGCATTACAAAAAGGATTTAAAAAACTACGCCGTACAGCCAAGGGTCATCGTGCAAAATCGAAAAAATCCATAGCTGTTGCGGCAACAGCATCTCCATCCCCGTGGTCATCGACATCATCTTCACACACAAAGCCACCATCACCGCGACCACGCTCGGCGGCTACCCGCGTAAGGGGGGAAGGACCGGGTGCTTTTGCACTATTATCTTCATCATCATCGCCGTCACCATCAAAAGTAGTACCCGTTGGTGTAAGGAGGAAAGGCGCAGTAAAACTACCTTCATCTGCATCTTCATCATCATCGCCGTCACCATCAAAAGTAGTACCCGTTGGTGTAAGGGGTGATTTTGCAAGAGTATCTTCATCTGCGTCTTCATCTTCACCATCCGCAGCATCACCGCCACCAGTACGTGCACCTAGTGCATTCAGAAGAAGGGCGGCACTGATTGGTTCTACCATAGCTAAGGGAGTTGCTGGTATTAAAGCAAAAATTGCAACCCGAAAAAGAAATTCTCAAGCAACTGTAATAAGTCGTCCTGTAGCCCCAGCTCCTCGAAGTGGGATACTGGGGTGGTTAAAGGGAAAATTTTCTGGTATAAAAACTAAAAAACGTTATTCGGCTGACCCCGCAGGCGCGCGCTTGTTAGCTAGAAATAGTGGGTCTTCATCTGCGTCGTCATCAGCATCCCGTCATTCGTCGTCATCTCACAAAAGAGTGCCCGTTGGTGTAAGGGGTGCTTTTGCAAGAGTATCTTCATCTGCGTCGTCATCCGCGTCCCGTCATTCGTCGTCGTCGCTAAAAGCAGCACACGTTGGTGTAAGGGGTGCTTTTGCAAGAGTATCTTCATCTGCGTCGTCATCTGCATCTTCATCTGCGTCACGTCCAGCACCACCCGGTGGTGTAAGGAGTGCAGTTGCGGCAAGACTATCTTCATCTGCGTCGTCATCAGCATCCCGTCATTCGTCGTCATCGCCAAGAGCAGCAGCAGCCACTGGCGTAAAAAGTAAAGGATTTATGGGATGGTTTAGAAAAAAAATTGCTAGTAAAAAAACTAAAAAAATTTCTTCAGGTCAATCAGCAAAAGTAGGCTTACTAGCTAGAAATAGTGGGTCTTTATCTGCGTCCCGTCATTCGTCATCTTCTGCGTCACGTCATTCGTCCTCTTCTGCGTCGTCGCATCCACAATTACCGCCAAGAGTAGCGCAGCCGGTACGCGCACCGGGTGCATTCAAAAAAGGGATGGCTAAATTCGGCGCTGCTGTAGCTACGGGAGTGGCTGGTCTTGCAGCAAAAATTGCGACTCGAAAAAAAAATTCTCAAGCAAGTGTAATAAGTCGTCCTGTATCCGAGTCTCCTCGAAGTGGAGTAGTAGGATGGTTTAGAAAAAAATTTGCTAGTAAAAAAACTAAAAAACGTTCTTCGGCTGATCCTGCAGGCGCGCGATTGTTAGCTAGAAATAGTGGGTCTTCGTCGAAGTCGTCATCCGCGTCCCACCCTTCATCTGCATCCGCGTCCCGTCATTCATCTTCTAGATCATCTCAGCCTTCGCATGCTGTAGCAGTAGCGTCAGTTCATTCATCCCCTCGTTCATCCGGTTCTGTTCATTCCGCACCATCTTCTTCTCACGGTAGTGTTTCATCGCACGCGTCACATGTCTCTGCCCCTGCTTCTCCAAAAGGAAAAGGCTCTGCATCACCTAAACACGCTGCTGTAGTTATGCATGTACCCCCTGCAAATGCGTGGTCTTCTTCGTCATCCGATGGCAGTCCCAATCCCGCCAAAAAAAAGTTTATGGTTAAAATTAACCCACATCCACCATTAGCGGTAGCAGCAACAGCAGCAGCAGCACAACCAGTAGTAATATTACAACCAGCCTCTTCAAAAGGAAAAGGCTCTGCATCTTCTGCGTCACACCGTTCGTCATCTTCTGCGTCACGTCGTTCGTCCTCCTCTGCGTCGTCGCAGCCACAATTACCGCCAAGAGTAGCGCAGCCGGTACATGCACCGGGTGCATTGAAAAAAGGGATGGCTAAATTCGGCTCTGCTGTAGCTACGGGAGTGGCTAGTCTTGCAGCAAAATTTGCATCTCGAAAAAAAAATTCTCAAGAAAGTGTAATAAGTCGTCCTGTATCCGAGTCTCCTCGAAGTGGAGTAGCAGGATGGTTTAGAAAAAAATTTGCTAGTAAAAAAACTAAAAAAATTTCTTCGGATAAACCATCAGGAGCACGATTATTAGCTAGAAATAGTGGGTCTTCGTCGAAGTCGTCATCCGCGTCCCGTCGTTCATCTTCTAAATCATCTCAGCCATCGCATGCTGTAGCAGTAGCATCAGTTCATTCATCCCCGCGTTCATCATCTGGTTCTGTTCATTCCGCAGCAGCAGCAGCAGCACAACCAGTAGTAATATTACAACCAGCTTCTCCAAAAGGAAAAGGCGTTGTATCACCCAAACACGCTGCTGTAGTTATGCATGTACCCCCTGCAAATGTGTGGTCTTCTTCGTCATCCGATGGCAGTCACAAGCCCGCAAAAAAAAAGTTTATGGTTAAAATTAAACCACATCCACTAGCAGCATCACAACTAGCGCCTGTAATATTGCAACCCGCTGTTACACCGCCAGCACAAGCTTCTCCAAAAGGAAAAGGCGCGGTAGTAGTCTCATCTTCACCCAAAGGTTGGGATGCACCCTTGCCTGCGTGGCTTTCTCCAGACATGATTAATGCCGCCGCCATAAAATCAAGGAAATCATCGAGTAGTGATAGTGGGTCTAGCAAAAAACCCAGAAAATTCGCCAAAGCAGTCATGAGTAAAGTTCCAGGGTCTAAGTCCTCTCTATTTGTTCCCACAATAGCCCCTCCACCCAAATTTGTCGCACAAGCAAGCATGTTAGGATCGCCTCTAAAAAAGTCGAGTAGATCATCATCAGGTTCTATTATAACAGATGGATGGGGTCTACCACCAAATATTAATACAGATGTGGGTTCTGCCGTCGCTCAACATATAAATTGGGGCACTCCTAGAGTTTCACCTGTTAAAAAGTCGGGTAGTTCATCTCCAAAATTGTCAAAAGCTGTGCCTGTAATAATTCAACCCGTCGTTAAACTGTCAGCAAAAGCTTCCCCAAAAGGAAAAGGTGCGGTTGTGGCAATGGGTTCGTCTGCATCGGAATCTCAGGTAGACGCAATTGGCGAAAAAATTTTAACAGATTTATTAAAACAGATAAAAACTGAAGACAAAGTAAGAAAAAGATTAACTAGATATTATAGGTTACTTAGAGAACAAAGAATACCTGAGGCTAAAAAATATTACAGAAAACATAATTTATCAAATCATATAGATTATGGTATGATTGGAGATATGGTAGAAGTTGGCAACTCGCCATCTAATGTCGTAGATATTACACCCCCAGGCTATTCACCATCCAATGTCGTACATATTTCGTCTTCTGACGAATCACCAAGTGGGAAAAAAATTCAACCATTATCATTCGGACAAGCGTATGAAAAATTGAATTTACCAGTTAAACATACAAGCCATAAAGGCGCTGAAGTAGTAAGCAAATCAGACAAAGCAGACAAATCAAGCAAAGTAAGCAAAGCAAGTGCTAGTAGTTTGGATCAATTACATAAGAAAGTGATGAACATCGCTGTTTCTCCAACATTTAAAAAACATAACCCCGATCATGGTGGGTGGGCGGGATAAAATTAACCGTATGCAATGCGTGTTTGTAAATTTTACCAAAAAAATAAAATAAAATAAAACATATAACTATTCCAATATTTTAGTTATATGTTTTTGTTATATTCGTATATATTATACATAATATGTCTAATCATTTTCCCATTTCATATTCGTGCACCCCCTGCAATAATACTAGATACTTACATTCCGATCGTCATAAAACAACTAATAACATTTATATACGTAACATAATAAATGCAACAAATCTAAACAGTCCAATATTTATATTTACTAAAACGCCAAATACCAATGTAGATAATTATAAGTCATCTTATGGTATCCCATTTGAATGTGTAGAACTAATCCGCCGTATTTTATCGAAAGAATGTAACTACACATTTGCATCCGTTATTGACGCCGAAGATATGTTTTATTCGGTAAACACACTATATAATATTCACGAAATGTCAACAACTGTTCCGCTAATAACGTATCAATTTCCATATGGCATTGATTATGTCGATGCATATAAAAATTCAAATAAAAAGATACTATCGTGTTTAAGACCGGGCAATATTTTGTTCTGGAGAAAAACAAGAGACGAAAATTTCATGTACGGACATGTAGCTATTATTATTTCTGCGAATGATTTCCGCGTTACATTGGCGCAACAGAATAGCGACCCTCCTATAAAAAATTATAATACCGCCGAATTAGTAGATATGATAAATCAAGAAGACTCTCAATTTATAGGAATAAAGGTACTACCTAAAAATTTATCCGAATATTTATCACACAAGTTAAAAAACATACAAATAAAGCATTTTGATGTGTGATATACAAAATGGAGGCGATCCGCAACGTTAAATTTATTTTATGGGTTATTATTTCGTGTTTTTTACTTATGTGTATGAACGGAACGGAAAATTGAAGTAAAATAAACCATATAAATTGATATATAAGCACAACAAGAAAGAAATATTTTCCAGTTATCAGAATCAAAACAATGCAAACTTCACTCGCTCTCGTTTCATCAAGCAAGCCGGCAACCATTGCAAACGGAGACGGTGAGTATAACCGTGGTATTTTGAATATTACCATACCCCCCATTGTAGTCGAAGGGGCGAATGCTGTTGTTCGCCAAAAAATGCGATTTATCATGTATGTATCGATTGACGCATCTGGGTCGATGGGGGAGACGGCAACAAGACGCGGACAAGCCCCACAAACAAAAATGGATTTCGTACATTCGACTGTTAAAAATATGATTGAGTATATTGCATCCCAACAAGATGAAAATCCGCATGCGGAATTCTACATTGCGGTCGTGAGCTTTGACTCGCGCGCTTCGTGTGCCATCATGCCTTGTCTCGTGACCGGAGAAAACAAGGACCAACTCATTGAAGTGGTGACGAACATTCGCCCCGGCGGTGGAACAAATTTCGAGAAATGTTTTCAAGAAGTTGCGCGTCTCATGTCTGTCGAGGGCGACTACGTGAAACCTGACGCGAATATTTCCGACGAGTTTACCGAGCGAATGCACATTTTCCTAACAGATGGCGCAAACAATGAGGGAAATACACGTGTCTCGCATCTTGCGTCGTTGTTAACCCCCACTTTTGAGATTCCGCAGAAACCCGCGACGCAAATCATGATAGGTTATGGACCAGACCACGATTCCGCGATGCTTCAGAATCTCTGTACCCATTTCCCCACGTCAAAGCAGTGGTTCATCGACGATGTGGAGAAGACGGGTTGTATTTTCGGCGAAATCTTGTGGTCGGCAATGAATGCGGCATACACCAATGTGGTCATTTCGTCAAACGTCGAACTGTACGACTTCGTCACTATGTCATGGAAGAACGAAATGCGGATTGACAATCTCATTTACGACTCGTCGCGCACATTCTTTGTTCGCGTTCCATGGAATGTTGACGCAGTTGTGTGTGACATGGTGTGTTTCTCCACCGAGTGTTCCAGTTCTACGACGCACAAAACCGAGAAACAGCTCGTGTATTTGCCAGAGCCAAGCGAAGAGGCGGAGGTGGAAGTGGAGGTAGGCGGCGTTCCTGCATCTACCGCGGCTATCAATGAGGATGTTGAAAGAGAGTTGTGGAGGCTTGATACTATTCTCGCCGTGAATGAAGCGCTCGGATTTCTCCAATCTCGAAGGTTAATGACATACGGCGAGTCGATGAATGAAAAGACTCGACTGATGGAGGTTGTTACAGCGTTCCAAGAAAAAATCATCGCATACATCACCGCAAAGGGTCTAACAGAAGACCCTTTCATGGTTCAACTCGCCGACGACTTGTTCGTCTGCATTAGCGGACTCATGTCGGTCTCCGTTGGCGAAAGATATGTCGCAGCGCGTCAGGCATCACAAATTCAGCAGCGTTCGGTCACGGTTAATGATATTACGCCACTCCAATCGGACATCTTGAGTTCTATGCCTATGGATGCCAATATTCGTCCTGTTGCTCGTGGATATGGATACGCTTGTGACGTAGAAGTAGATGACTCGTGTTATGATTACCCACCACCTGCACCTGTACGCGCCCAATCTAATGGTGGGTGTGTCGACAACGATACACCTGTCACACCTACTAACGCGGCGACAACAAACAGTGCCGAGACCGAAGTTGTCACGGAAGAGAATGAAAAAATTGTATCCGACTTCACTCCATCATCCCGCGGCGTTGGTTCTAGGTTGCGACATTTATCTCGCGACGCTATTCTTGGCATGCGTGGAAATCATCGTGGTCATGGAGGCGAAGTTGACTGGGATAATGGATGCGATGATGCGAACGACCAAATATTCTCGTGTCACGCGTCTCCGGGGTGTGAACGTATTGGAAGAATGCTTTCAGCACCAAGAGTGAGCAACAAGTCCATCGCACCAGACAGAACACCGTCCGCGCCATTTTAAGGAAACCGACGAAAGTGTAATATTGTGAATATATATATACAGGAGGGATAAAATTATATATATTTTTTTTGTTTCGTGGGTTTAAGTATAAATAATATAATATATGGCTATTTTTAACTGTATATATATATATATATTAATAAATCAATATAAAATATTTTTATAATATATATTATAGCATATATATTATAGCATACTTGAAAATGAATCATACAACCACAGTAAGCGTACACGAGACTTGCGATTCGCCAGTTTATGTAGAGACGTCGCCGGTCTCTTCCCCCGTCGTTATCTCGAAACACCGTCAACATGAATGGGCTGCGCATGTTACCGATAAGTTGATACTACCCGAGTTGAATGAATCAGATATACGCGGAGTTGTCGAGTCGGGTAGTTCGAACTCCCACAACGACCCCTCTGCAAGTGCAACGCATACGACGACTCCCGATACGCCACACGTTAAGTCGGAAGAGACACATGGCACTGAGATGGTTACAGTAGTAATAAAAGATTTCGCATACTGTAAGGAAGAATTCTTGAAAAAAATCAAAGAAAATAATGTATCTGTTTCTTCTGAATCGATGATGCGTCTTCTTCGCATAGCTATGGTAATAGTAGAACAAACAACCGAGAGTGGTAGTAAAAAAAAGGAATTTGTAATAACATTGCTTACAGAGTTAATAATGTCATGTGATGCCATGTTGCCAGACCATAAACAGGAAGCTCTTAATTTGATAAAAGGCGGTGTCGTATCTGATGCTATTGATTTTCTTATTGACGCAACGAGAGGAAAATTCGATGTTAACAAGGTGGAGAAAATAGCCGAAGAAGTGGCGAAGTCGTGTTTTACGGCATGTTTGGAAAGATTTTTAAAAAAGAAATGATTTCATTCCATATTCTTAATCTTTGCTATTTTCGACTTACATACGGGGCATTCTTTTTTTACTAATTTCTCAGTACATTCATAACACGATATTATGTGATTACATGGCTCATATTTAATATTTTTCTTATATTTATAGCAAAGTATACATTGTTCATCTTCGTCACCCGTTTCGATAAGTGTTGGTAGTACCCCCGCAAATATATTGGTATTTGCATGTGTTACAGCCAAGGGTGGGATAACAACAATGCCGGGGTCCATAGTTATTCTTGTAAAAAAGCCAAGAAATCCTATGCGCGCGTACTCGTTATCGCAAATTCTTATACGCGTAGCTAATCTGTCATTTTTTTCATAATAAACGCTATTGTTGTCATTGCGCGACATCGAGAATATTATATTTGGAGGCAGTTCGTCTATATCAATCGTAACAACGTTACTGTTATCAAACCCCGGGGGAAAAGCAAGATATGTAGAATATTTGGACATGTAACATTTACGCGACGCGTTTGTATCATATACAAAATCTATATATGCCCACGCCTGATAGTCCCGCGACTTTACCCATCCCGCTCCATTACGACTTCTAATCCCCGTAACACCTTCCATTAAAAATATATATATATCGTTCATATCTACAATTGGGTATTTTGCATTCGCATTACGCATAGAGCTGTCTAGTTTAAAATATGTAGGCATATATGGGTCATAGTGGTCTCCCTGAGCATCGTTCCGTCCATCGCGAAAAATAGTTATTCCGTTATCATGTGTATACAGCGTCTCTCTATAATAATGGTATCTAGATTTATACGCGATATACGCTTCTTTTTGTTGAGAGTTAGCCGAAGACCATACGCCGTCAATATTTACGCGAATGTCAGAATTGTCACTGTCATATGCATGTGCCATCGTATTTAGGATAAAAAAATCAGTATTTTATATATACTATAAATTATATTTAAGTATATATAAAATGTTATTTATAAATCAAAACCGCGTGTATGTGGGGTGTATCTGGATTATGGTAAAACCGCTGTTACTGTAGTTGGTCCAAATATTGACGGGATACTATATTTACCGGAATCATCTTGATGATATTTTGCAATTACGCGCTTCGGGTATTTATCTATTTTCATGATGTCTTCGGTGTCGTATACGTTACCGGCTTTGTCAATATAATATATAATCCCTTTAATGTCCTGTGCCCATATATCGACTTTTACGTTTTTTGTTGTAGCCGGTTCGCATTCGACTTCGTCTATAATACTGTGTGGTGTTCCCTTGATGTGTGTTCCACAGTACGTCTCGCCGTCTTTTTTGCGTCGCGTGCACTGCTCACCATTTGCCCTTTTTGCACAACATCTTTCATGTATTGGCACAACACTTTTGATGCGCTTTCGTTTCATAAAATCGTCCTTCACGAGCCGCAACTTTTCGTAGTTATATATAAAACCAGTCATAGAGTTACATTGTAATTTCGCGTTATCGATTGCGCGAATAAGCTCATCTCTTGTTGATGTCTCGGTGACACCAAGTGTGCTACCAATTTCTTGTAATTTTTTAGCTATACCGTTTTTAAAATCGATTGTATGATCTTCAATTCTTTTGTTTATGCGTCTTTCCATTTTGTCCGGAGTTTTATATAAGGTTCTTATTATTATATACATAATTTCTCTTTATTTCAATTTTACATATATTATATTAAAACAATATGGGTTGGTGGGGTTAGTGAGTTGTCGTATTACATGAAGATTCCGTCATCGTCTTCTGGTAGTTGGTTTTGATTTTGTTGTGAATTTGCATTGAGGGGTTGAGTGTGTTGAGTGTATTGAGTATTTATTTGAGGCATTGTTGTTGCGACGGGATCTATCTCGTGTATTTCTATAACTTGGTTTATGGCGTTATTGTCAATATTGTTTTGGATGCGAGGCGTATTTAAACCGACGACGGAGTTGTGTGTAGAACCGCCCAAGCTCGGAGGTCTAGAAGTGAGTTCATTATTGCTATGATTGGATGTATTGGATGCATTTGAACGATGAATATTATTTGTATTGGTAAAAACAACATCTGCGCTAGCTACAAGTAAAGATGTATCTAAGGTATTTGTAAAGTTAACGGGGTTAAATAATGAATTTGATTGTATAGAGCGTTGAGATACACGAGAATGCTGAGAATGATGAGAAATTGCAGATGGGGGGCGAGACGGTTGTTGCCGTTGTTGTTGTTGTTGTTGCTGTTGTTGTTGTTGTTGTTGTTGCTGTTGTTGTTGTTGCTGTTGTTGTTGCAACATAACTAGTTGTTGTAAATGCGCTTCTGTAAGCGGAAGAGTATTAACGGTATTATTTGTAAGGGATGGTGTCATTCTAATATTTGCACTTGAACTACCGGATGGTATACTATTATGCACGATATTGTGAATTTCGCTATTGTTAACACCGTCTACTACAACATTTGTCAATTCAATAACAGAATTTTTTCCTTTTCTATTATGATTGCGACTACTATTATTAGACTTTCTATTTTTATCATTCATTTCGGTCTCTACTGGAGGGGGCGTATTACCTTTGATTAAATTTATTCCTTTATTAAATAGATTAGATACAGAACTCATAAACCCCGATGATCCACTACCCGATGATATGTTACCATCGTTTACATGCTTATCATTATTCCCACCATTACCGCCCGAATGCCCACCTCTAGTACCGTGTCCACCACCGCGACCGCCGCCACCATCATCATCGTCGTCGTCGGAATCATGAGAAGACCCACGAGACCCACGAGACCCACGAGACCCTCTACTATTACTTCTTCGTCTTCGCCTACCTCTTCCTTCGTCGCCACTAGATGAGTTTTCTCCATTTATAGTTACTTGGCTCAACCCATTACATAAATTCGGCGTGTGAGCTGAAAATTTAATTTTATTAGACGATGCGTCCATAACGCCATAGTTTTTCTTGAACATTTCCACAATCTCGTCATCAATAAGTGGCGCAATATCATGTAAATTTTTAATATCTGTTTTAATAATTTGCAACATATCTTTTGCCGATATTCTCTGGTCTCTTTTCAACGACAGTTCAATCATTATTTTCTTATTTATTTGTTGAAACTGTAATGAACATATTCTATGTGACTCAGACCGCTTGCCTAGCTGAAAATATGTATCAATTGATTTGATTATACCTACAAAAATACTACTAACACCTAAAATAATATTCATTTTATCGTACCCTATATCGATACCTGTTGCGAAACCGATTGCACTTGACAATATTATAACGGGTATATTTATGTAGTTCGAACGTTCGCTATACTTTTCAAAAGAGTAGCGATGTAATATTGAAAAAGACTCGCACTCTTCTGCGTGTATTTTTAATAAATATTCCAAATCGCTATTGTAGTCGATAATGTCTGTCATAAAATATTATATATTATGTGTATATAATATTTTTTCCATAGTCTTGCAGTTTATCCTTAAATAAACACGTTTGTGTCATTTTTATTTATTTGACGAATTAACGCATTTCTCACCAACACTCATACGTCTCATAGTTTAATCTTAGCCTCGCACATCATATATTAAGGAGAGCAGACGACCTCGTGTCATTCAAAACAAACCAAAAAATTATCAATGCATTTCCCCAAATAATGTAAGAGTCATAGGAGCTTCTATCGACTTCTAAAAAATCAAGGATTGAAAAAATTGCAGGATTTAATAAACAAATAACTAAAATTAGTATAGCCCATGATTTTAAACTCCCCATTCCCATTATTACTTGTATATATTATATTATTTTATATTTTTTAAAATCATATTCATAATTATTTGGTATATCTTTCGTATCTATATAATAATAGGATAGAGGGGTCTGAAATATGTATTCGCTTATACATATACGCATTGCTAAATACTGTATGTTTTTTTGCGCACCTCCTTCATATAACGTGTCAACAATATCATCATTCTCGGAGTCATTCATATATATAATGTTACTCATCTCATATTCGCCCTCGCCCTCGCCTTCGCCATCACCCTTCTTTTTACGGTTACTGTCTGATTTTTTAATAGGTATTTCTTGTATACCATTATATGAAGAGTTATAGTCTTCTATCCATTTGCAGTCATTGTCTCTAAATTGCGCTGTCATTTTTTCGACTGCATTTGTACTAGAAATATATTTCGCCATTTCCGACTTATCCGGCTTGTCTTTTTTCAAAAACATCTTCATTTTCCCCGGATAAATCACAAACCGAACAAGTCCACCCTTTGCATTCTTTTCGCCCCCATCGACGTCGTAACATGCATAGCGCATCGCATTATATAAGTCCGTAAAATAATAAAATGGACCATACCTTGATTCGTTGTTCGCCTTTTTAATAGAGAAAACCGCATTATATTTTGCATTATTGCTGTCACTTCCGTTATAAACGACCATTGGCGTTTCGATTAGTGACTCTTTGTGATAAATTTTTATGGCTGCGGGGTAAGCCAAAAACAGATCAGTCACAGAATCATTTATATTATAAAAAAGTATCTTCTTATGATTAAATATTTCACTTACCGTACCCCACCATATGGCATCACTGTGTTTTAATTGATGAATGGTATCATTTTTTTCGGTGAGTTCGTATAGTAGGATGATGCGTTGATTAATCTGTGCACTTTTTACGTCATTCATGTTGGGTGATTCTATGATTCTGCCTTTAAATTTACATACATCCTTGCTAAATAAGCTATCCAACAATATGGATGCATTCTCTAATATATCGTATTTTGAACTATTTTGCGAGAAATTCGGAAAATAGAATGTATCATCTTCGTCCAATTTATATAACATAAATTCTAAAAATGGTTTATATGCAGACTGATTTATGTAGTAAACTAAAAATTCAACTACTATTTCGCCGCCTTCGCCATCTTCCCCGTTTATTTTGTATAAGTTTTCGTATATATTATCCACATCGTGTGTTAAATGTTTGGAAGATTTATCAGAAAATGGGTATTTTACATTTGTCATTTTATGTTTTTTTATAGAAAGACCGTTATCGAATTTACTCTCGTAATCTTCTTCTTGCTCTATATCATACAAAGATAGTTTATTAGAGATAGACGACTCTATATAAGAAGGCATAATTTCATTTAGTCTATCATCCGTGTCATATGTATCACCATCAACGTTGTTTAACTTTTCGTCTAAAATTGTGTTTTTATATTTATTTTTGATTTTCGAATTATCTCTCGCATCTGTTACATCTCTAGTTGATTTTGTCTTCCGATAGAAGCGTTCAATTCCATCTAAAGAAATCGGTTGGCGGGTTTCTGTGTTATTTTTTCTTATTCGACGCGATGAGGGAAGCATGGTATTATAATTATGCGCCACACAATTATAATACTAGTATATTATTATTTTTGTACTTTACGGCGTATTGATTCCTTCACCTTTTCTTCGCGCGACTCTAATAAAAACTGCGCCAACTCTTTCGCCTGTTCATCGTCATCTTTGAAATATTTTATTAAAGATGCAGCTAAGGTAGTTTTATTTAAAGGGGCTTTTACTTTTGTTTTTGTATAAATAAGTTTGCCGTCATTTACGTCAAAACAGTCGATTTCATTTTTGCGCATAATTTCCACCAAATTGTCTGCAAATACCTTGCGTTTATCTTTTAGTTCTTTCAGACGTGTTTGAATATCGCGTATCTCATTATCGTTTGCCATCCATCCCTTAATATGTTGGACCAGTTGTTCTTTTGTTTCCATGTGTTATACTTAATATACTATAGAATATTAATAAAATATTTTTATATATATTTAATTAAATATGTATTAATATTTTTTAATATCGGTTATTTGAACTTCTCTTGCTATATTCTTTATAATTTTCTTTTCTATTTTGTCATCATCTTCGAATGGTTCTGTTATCTTGTTTAATATTGTAAGGTATTCGTATTGCAGTTTTTCATCTTCGATCCAATCGGGGTGCAAGTCTACCCAGTCTGATATTTTATTTCTTTGTTTATTTGCGACGGTTTCAATCGTCTTTTTCATTATAGTGTTGTTACTATCTTTCTCCCACTTGTCGTGTTCTTTAATATACACAATATCACGTTTAAAGTCAGTACAATGTATAGGGCGTTTGTGAATGTCCAGTTCTTTAAGACCATTTATCATAAGGTTACTTAATCCTTGCGTAATTCCGTTTTTTCTAGTAAAATAGAGGTCATCGAGTGTAATTTTTAGAGAATTAATAAATTCGTTTATGTTGATAGCATCTTTGCACTGTTCGTTGAGAAAAACATTCAAGTTAAAGTTAGTATTATTTGTCACGTTGGTTATAGTATTGCCTATTTTGGGAATCATACATTTTATCTGCTCTTGTTGGTCTTTAATTATTTTTATCATTTCTTTATTATCATTGATAAGTTCCATAAACATGTTTTTTGTCATCGCTAGATTTATTTCTTTTTCAGTATTACTAGAAACGCCTCCTATTTCGGTCTCATTTAATATAATATTGTTAATATTGTTACATTTTTTATTGTGTTTCCATAGACCAACTCTTGATAAATACCGTTTGCTACATAATACGCAGTCAAATATTTTGGCATTTTTGTTAACATTTCCGGTTTTTGTTAACGTTTTATGTTTAGATGTGACCATGTGTTTAATATAGTTACTTTGCTTGCTACATATAAAGTCACATGTTTTACACTCAAAAAATTCGGCATTTTTGTCCGGCATTTTTGTTAACATGTCCATATATTCTGTTAACATAAAAAATGCCTAAATCATTATCACATAATATATATAAAAGTTGTAAAAAAATATGGTAACGTTTTTTACAACTTAAAAACACGATTTAGAGCATTATGCTCTGAGTGACGATTGCATTGCTTTTTTCAAAAGTCTCCCCCGGGTTTTCAGAAATGGACATTTATAAATGTCCATTTTTCAAAAGTGCACTCCGAGAGTTGAAATTTTCATACATCATCGATGTTTAAACTATTCTGTTCCATTTCACCGAATTCCTTTAATTTTTCTTATCGATTTGTATTTCTTTTCCAAGATTTTTTAATATTTTCTTTTCATAGTTGTCGTAGTTTTCGATTGGTTCGCAAATGGAGCGTACCATTGTTAAGTAATCCAGTTGTTTTCTTTCGGTTTCTATCCAGTCAGGATTATCAATAGCCCACTGTTGTAGAGCTGTTCGTTCTTTGTCTGCGATTTTTACAATTGTATTTTTCATCATCTCGTGGTTCTCATCTTTTGACCACTTGTCTTCATCTTTTATATACATGATGTCGCGTTTTATGTCAGTACAGTGAATAGGACGTTTGTGAATGTCGAGCTCTTTGAGTCCTTTTATCATTACATCCGTTATACCGCGTGATATCCCGTTTGTCTTTGAAAATAGTAAATCTTCTAGAGTTATCTTAAGCGAATCAATAAAGTCGGAAATATTTAACGCATCTTTGCAATACTCGTTCAGAAAAACGTTTAAATTAAAGTTATTCGTAGTGTTGTTATTATTCGTTGTATTATTTGTTATATTACCTATTTTGGGGATTATACTATTTATCTGTTCTTGTTGTCCTTTAATTATTTTCATCATCTCATCGTTATTTTTAATGAGCTTAATTATAATTTCATCCTTGTTTGAAATATTATATAAGTTATCTATTTTATTTATGTTTTCTTCATTTTCATACTGTTCTGATGATAAGTCCGTCACAGTTGTTGTATAGTCACATAATTTCATATGCTTCCATAACCCAGCGCGCGTATTATACCTTTTTTTACACTTACAGCACATATTATGATGCGCGACTTTTGGCGACTTTTTTGTTTCCTCGGTTTCCATTGTTACCATAATGTCATGTTTTCTAGTAGAAAGGTGTTTTTCATAATCACTTTTTTTACATGTATTATAGTCACAAACATTACACGAAAAAATTGGCGACTTTTTTGGCGACTTTTTTGTTTCCATTTGTTTCCTAGAGTATATGGACATAAATATTTAAACCATTTCTCAAAAATATGTAAAATTTTATGGTAACGTTTTTTACAACTTAAAAACACGATTTAGAGCATTATGCTCTGAGTGATGAAATCAATGATTTTTTTATATTTCTACCCCGGGTTTTCGAAAATGGACATTTATAAATGTCCAATTTTGAAAATCCAGCTTTAGATTTGAAAAAAGAAACATCATCACTTCTTCGGCATCCGCCCTCCCTATCTTATGACGGAGGTTTGCGACCATTATGCTGTGGTTTATTATATATATTAATTATATTTTGTTACCATAATGGTGTCGTTGGTTGTGTGCAGGTGTCGGGGTGTGGGGGTGTGAGGTGGGTGTGTTTTTGTGATGGTGTCACGAATCTTTTGCGAAGGTATATTTGTATACATATTATGCTGTCGTGGGTTTCGCATTTTTGTTAACAGTTGTTAACAGTTTTGTTAACCATGTAAAAAATGCCGCGGGCGTACAACGTGTCTGCTAGATATAGCGTAACACATATTGTACACATTTTTTTGCGGCATTTTTGTCCGGCATTTTTGTTAACAGTGTCCAAAAATGTCCACTTTCCCGCATGTTGGGCGATTATTCTGTGAAAAGTTGTAAAAAAATATGGTAACGTTTTTTACAACTTAAAAACACGATTTAGAGCATTATGCTCTGAGTGACGATTGCATTGCTTTTTTCAAAAGTCTACCTCCGGTTTTCGAAAATGGACATTTATAAATGTCCATTTTTCAAAAGTGCCCCTCGAGAGTTGAAATTTTCATACATCATCACTTCTTCGGCATCCGCCCTCCCTATCTTATGGCGAGGGTTTGCGACCATTATGCTGTGGTTTATTATATATATTAATTATATTTTGTTACCATAATGGTGTCGTTGGTTATATGTATGTTTTGTGTGAGAATGTGTGAGAATGGGTGAGAATATAATGTTTATGAAAATATATATTATGTTTATATAATATATATTTAGGACGTGAAGTATAAAATGAAAACTCGGAAGATAGTGTATAAAAAATATAAAAATGCGAGAAAATATTTAAAAATACACAAGGGAGGTCAATCGTCTGATAGTCACAAATCGAGCGATTCGGTGCAACAGAGGGCGTCATCATCGTCACTGAAGGCAGCATCACCTCGGAGGGCGTCAGCATCACCTCGGAGGGCGTCAGCATCGCCTCGGAGGGCATCATCATCGCCTCGGAGGGCAGCAGCATCGCCCCGACGGGCAGCAGCATCGCCTCGGGGGGCGGCAGCGTCATCTAGGAGTCCGGCTCGCATGCAACCACGCTTACGTGCACATAAATCGCACTCGGATGGTGACGGTGCGCCCAAAATAATAGACGAGGATATAATGAATAAATTGAAAAAAATATCCGATAAACCTGCATCAATGACGAGTCAAGAAAAAAGGGAAGTACGACGACTGAAGCATCGAATACAAGAAAGAATCCCACCAGCGCCTCCTATTGAATTATCACCATCTGGTCGCAGTTTACTCACGTCATATACTCCGCTGTTAGATGTTGCGGAAGCCCTTCCCCACACTATTCCGGTTCTAGGCACTCCGAGTAGAACAACGCCTTTACTATTAATGTTACCTTTTACATATAATCATAAACGCCCACTGCCTTTAACGTTCTTACGCGAAAAAATTGCAAATGCGGCTGAGCGTAGCATGATGTTACATATAAGTATGTATCCTATTACATATAAATATTTATCACCCATTATATATGATATACTTAATAAAATAAATAAAAGAGACTTATATGCAAAAGTGCTTATAAGGGGTAAGTTAAGGGATGAATTAATACACTGCATAACAATAACAAGTTTTGAAGCATTACAAAGTCGTCTATTTATGACGGATCTGGAGGTTCACGAGTTTATGTACCATCTACGTGAATATAACGAACCGTTTGAGCGTATGGGCGCTAGCCCTGACCACCCACTAGCGCTAAATATACCTAATATAGATGTTATTTCACCCGATCCCAATCCGATTGATCCCGCAAGCTACGCTGCAGTAGGTTACAATAAACATCCTATGTTTAGAACACAACCGATGACGCGGAAAGAAGAGGCAGAATTGGTGAGTTTGTCTGAAAAACATAAAAAAATAAAAAGGGAGGATGTTGCATTTGTTCACGCACACGGTGCAATTACAAACGAGTTATCTCCCGAAATGAAAGTTCTTGCGAACAAGTATTTTAGGATAATAGAAATGGGGAAAGAAGGTCAAGTAATAAGTGGGGCATATCGAAGTTTTCCGGTAAAGATAAATGAGATTCTTCGAAACCCCGCATACTACTCGATGTTTGATAATACAGATGAGGGCGAAAGAACACGCAAGATTGTTTTTGATATTTTATGTAGGTATACCAAAGTCGATAATATAAGTTCGTGTTATGCAGCCGACACATTTCATTTGACAAATATAACACACGACAGATTCTTTTGCGGTCATCACGAAGATGTTGTAACAAGAGATGATCGTAAAATAACATTAAAGTCTATAAGAAATATGGTAACATTAGGAATATTTGTTCCCGTAGATTATAACCTCGATAAGTCTACTCCGTATGTAGCAAGAAAAGAACTATATAAACTCTACCCTGGAACAACGTTTTTTACTAAAAATACGAGAATGAATTTAATAGAAACTCTTCTGCCGGTAGCAATCAAAGAGAATAAGCGGATAAATATTATTATAATGTCTTGCGCGGTTAATCACATAAATAACGAAACTATACACGATATTGCATTACAATTAAATAGAAATCCGAAACCGGGTAAAGCGAATCCGGCGATTGAAATATTGACCAAAGCCAAATACTTTTTATCGAAAATGAATGTGTTAATGGATGATTATGTATTAATGTCGGGTAATTCGGGACTTGAACCCCTTGAACGTGTTGTTGTGAACAAGCGAAATGTATTTACTGGGTATAATAGTTATATAGCCGACAGTAAATATACGGAGGTATATAATATAGCTAGTAACATTGTTCAATTTTATATGAATAAATACTCATTTATTGCTATGGATAGTTATATTGTATTTTCCAAAGTAGCCGAATTATTCAGTTTTTCTGGAATAAATGGAGGACGTCGTTCTAATCGATTAATCGAGGATGGTGGTATTCCATTAAGAGGTGAGTGGTATTATCCATATATCAACGAAATTATAAAAGTAAAAATATTTATAATGAGTGAGTTTTTAAAAGTATGTTCGTTGCGAGTACCCATGATAACCGCTTCATTATATATCATTCTTCAAAATGTTAGAGACTTTAGAACAATGTATGGTGCAAATCCGACCCCTGCGCAACAAGCGACGTGTCAATTACTGGAAAATGCTATTCGCCAGACTGGTGATATATTCGACTATTTTGATAATCTGTTGGGGTTGTTGATGTATATTGAAGATGGGTTTAATATCATGGACGAGACCGATGTTAATTCATTTATGCATCATGAGAAGTACAGAGAAATCAAGAAAGAATACGATACGTCGTCGGCGAAAGAATTTTACGAAGAAATGGTTGAAGGTTTAGACTATGATAGGTACGAGGGTGAGAATGTTGGGTTTAATGAACGTGTATATAAAGCATCTCATATGAATCCTATATCGCCAACCAAATTTCGAAAAACGGCGAGGTTTATCTATAAACATAAAGTCCTTCCAAATCGCGACGAGATACGAAAAAGACGCAAGACGATGAAGAAACAGTTATACGAAAAATACGGGATAAGAAGCCTCGCGCAAAAGGCGAAGGGGTCGTCGGGTGTATCCGTATAGACGTGGCGCACGTGTTCGACATTATCATAAAAGTAAAATTTGAAAATTTACATATTTATAACTATATTTTATATATTGTTATGTATAATACTATATAAAATGAACGTAGATAGTCAAAATAGACCTAAAAAACTTCGTGTAGCGGTTATTGAGAATGCATTACCTTATAGTAATTGTAAACCTATATTTGAAGGAATTACTGTCGATATTTGGAAAAAAGTCGCCGAAAAATATAATTTAGAATATGAGTTTATGTGTTATAAAAGAGAATATGATAACGCATTAGTTAGCTTAAGTAATAACGAATTTGATGTTGTTGTTGCAGATATCAGTGTTGTTAGTAGACGGTACAATCTAGCATTATACTCACGACCTTTTTTTATTAGCGACATCCATATTTATAGAAAAAAGAAAGATAAATCAAATATATTGAATATATTTAAAGATGTTAATTTAAATTACGTTTTACTTACCGTTTTAGCAATCGTCATTTTTTATACGGTTTTACTAATGTATATACTGAAGATGAGTTTTTTAGATGCCTTTTATAAAACACTTTTATCTTTTTTAACAGTTGGGGGTGAAATAATACCATTTAAAATTAAAACGCTTAATTCTTATAATATTAAAATAGTTAACTCTTTATGGGCGCTTATTATTTTCTTTTTTAGAGCATTTATTATTACTCGTATTCTTTCGCTTATTGTTACAGAAAAAAATGTCATTGCCTTTGATGAGATAGAACAAGTTAATAATATAAATGTACTAAAGGGATCAGCTTATGTTGATTATGTTAAACAACTCGGCAAAACTCCCATCGAGGTTGCAACAACTGCCGAAATTATTAATAAACTAAAAAATTCTAATGGTAGCGAATATTGGTTTGATGACCCCAGCATTGTTATATCCGAGCTTAAAAAGTCTAATGTTATTATGCAACTTGATAAAACGGAGAGAGCGATACTAAATGATGAATATACTATCGCGGTGAATAAACGACTACCCGAGGTTCTAAATATGGTTAATACTACACTAGTTGATATGCAAAATAATGGTGATATGCTGCGTATTTGTAAAGGGTATCTCACTGAAAATTATGACAGATGTTTGTTATAATATATTTCCCCTTCATGATAACTATATTCGTATGAAATATAGTTATGAATAAGTCGCCGCCATCCATCCGAAATGTTAAAAAGTGTAAAGTCGATTATTCTGCGCAGCGCTTCATTAAAATACCGGTTACCAAATATGGGTCTATGTTTGCGGCGGGTCGCCTATCTTCGAAATAGCCGTATCCCGCTCGGTGTGTATTATTATTGATGCGGGCGGATGCTCCTCTGTCACCGATTCCGTATGTGAATGTATTATAGTCGGATGTTTCGTGTTTGCCAGATAGACGTAATTCGTTGCTTACGCCGTAATATTGTATATCTTCTGTGTGGTGTTTTTGGAGATTATTTAATACGCGATATATTTCCGCGATGCCTTCATTATTTTTGCATGGTGTGCGCATGTTAAGTGTGGAAAAATTCGCATGACACCCTGACCCGTTGATATGGGCGAACGGTTTGGGTTCATATGAGATGGTATTCCTATATTTTTCGGCGATGCGTTCAAGAAGGAATCTTGCAATCAATAGCTCATCGGATGCTCGAATTCCCTCGGATGGTCCGATTTGAAATTCCCACTGGTTTTTGCTGACTTCGGCGTTTATACCAGAAATAGTAATGCCGGCTTTTATGCACGCAAGCATATGTTCTTCTGCCATTGTTCGATACTCGACATCGTGTCCAATTCCGCAATAGTGTTCGGTTGTTTCGTAAAATAATGCCGTATGTGGCGTGGTTTCGATGCGTTTATCTAAAATAAAATATTCTTGTTCAAGACCAAACCATGGTTTTTGTTCTTGAAAGGATTCGAATATTGCTGCAGCAGAGCTACGTTTATTTGAAGGCGTGGGTGTTCCGTCGGGGTGGTATGTTTCGCATAAAACCAGTTTAGAATATGCTATTCTGTTTTGTCCGAATGTGTCTAGTGGAACAATGAGGGGATTGTTGCATACAAAAATAGGGCAAAGTGTTATTTCTGACTTTTTATCGTCTGTTTGTCCTGTGGAAGATCCATCGTAGTCCCAAGAAGGATAAGAGGAAAAACGTGACCAATAATCTGCGGTGTGGTGATAGCCAAATTCAATAATTTTTGTTTTTGACCTTAATTTTTTATTTGCGTCAAGCCAAATATATTCGGCAATTATAAATGACATATTTATATATTAAATATATACGTGCCTATATTTAATATTGTTTTATAAAACATTTAGTATAACATGCGACTTTATATTTTTATAATATTTTTATAATATTTTTATAATATATTTATAATATTTTATAATATATTTATAATATTTTATAATATATTTATATACCCATATAATATATAATGTCTGCTAATTCTGATAGGGTTAGTCTCCCAAATACGCTCGCGTTATTGGAAGGAGATGGTGAGGGTCGTGAGGAAGGTATGCAACCTAATGTTTTAGTTGATGAAGTACGACATTCTCCGGAACATGTGGGGAGGAAATTGACAAGTTTGGAAGAACTTATGGATGCACCAAATACTGCAAGATTATTAGTGAGTCCGCGTAGAGAGGTTGTTGTAAATATATCTCCGAGAGCGAGGCGGTCATCGAGTAGCGAGGGTAAGATGAGAGGAAAAACTAGAAAATTTCCAAGAGCTGTCATGAGTAAAGCTTGGATGTTTCCGAATGCTCTAGTTGTTCCCCCGATACCTCCTCCACCGCGTGGTCCTAGTCGACGCAGAGAGGTTGTTGTAAATATATCTCCGAGAGCGAGGCGGTCATCGAGTAGCGAGGGTAAGATGAGAGGAAAAACTAGAAAATTTCCAAGAGCTGTCATGAGTAATGTTAGGCGGTTTCCAAGTGCTCTAGTTGTTCCTACAATAGCTCCTCCACCGCGTGGTCCTGGTCGGCGCAGAGAGGTTGTTGTAAATATATCTCCGAGGGCGAGGTGGTCATCAAGTAGTGAGGGTAAGGTGAGAGGAAAAACTAAAAAATTTCCAAGGGCTGCCATGAGTAATGTTAGGCGGTTTCCAAGTGCTCTAGTTGTTCCTACAATAGCTCCTCCACCGCGTGGTCCTGGTCGACGAGCACCTCGAGATGTAGATAACTGGGTTTTATTAAATGGCGGACCGACTATACGTAGAGGACCTATTGGAGCACCCGAACAAGCAACGCGATACAATCCACAAGCAACGCGATACAATCCACAAGCAACGCGCCAGCGATTAACACCATTGTGGTCGTCGTCATCATCATCCGCAGCAACGCGATACAATCCACCAGCAACGCGCCAGCGATTAACACCATCGCGGTCGTCATCGTCATCATCATCCGCAGCAGCGTGTCGGCGATTAACACCATCATGGTCGTCATCGTCATCATCATCCGCAGCAGCGTGTCGGCGATTAACACCATCATGGTCGTCATCGTCATCGTCATCGTTAGAGCCGTGGCTGCTGCCTCCATCACGACTGCCTATAATTCGACCCCCTAATGTGTCAACATCATCATCGTGGTCGTCATCATCCTTCATCACTCCATCCAGTCGACGACGCCGTCGATTAACACCATCATCGTCATCATTCTCACCTGCACCATCGTCATCGTCATCATTCTCACCGGCATCATCGTCATCGTCATCATTCTCACCTGCATCATCGTCATCGCGTCGACGACACCTTCCCACGCGACGACGAGCACGGCAGCCGATGATATTACCAAGAAGGTCGTCGTCGTCGTCGAGGTCGTCGAGATCGTCTGGTCCGTCGCCTCGTTCGAGCTCTTCAAGACCATAGTCGTTCTGGTTAATGTGAGTGTCTTTTACATAATTGAGAGCCATCAATAGATATAACACTATTACATGGCTTACCTATATTAACGCCGCTTTTTAACACAGCTATGCATCGCGGCTTATCAAATGTGGTCGAACACGCTTCTTTATTTTTTACTTTTACGGGCGAGGTGGTTGACGATGCAACGATTGATGATTTTTTATCCGTATATTTTTTATAATGTTGTGGACAAAATAGTAGATTTTCAGCCTGATAATATAGTGCATTTTTGTTACACTTTGCCTCACATTGGGGTTCACCGTTACGTTTTTTTATAGTATGGGAGCATTTGGTGGCGGGGATACATTGGGTATCGGGGGCGTGAATATATTTAGCATTTTTAATGGATGGGTATGGAATAAATGGTAATAATTTGTTGGTGATACTGCGACAGTATGGGCATTTGATTTGATTTGCGGCAAGTTTAGTAACTTCGTATAGTGTATTTGATTTTGTTTTCTGGTAGAGTACTTCTTTATATATGTGTATGTAGTTAAATTTGTGATTACATGCGAGAGTAATATGATTTGGGTGGAGGGGTTCTTTAGAAATAAGACAAATATTATCGTCGTTTGTTGTATTGATAATTGCGTTAACTGAATTAGTGGGGGGAGCGTGTAGAGGTGGGTTGGTATTTGTAGTAGAAGGTGTAGTTTTCATAATTTTAGAAAGTTCTGAAAAAAAGTCGATAGAATTTTGCGAGGTGTGCGTATTTAATTTAGAAGATAACATAAAATATGAATTGTGTATATTAATAAAATAAAAAGTCTTTATATTATTATATTAATAATATGGCGACAAAGAAAGAATGGGGGAATGCGACGTGGTATTTATTTCATACTCTTTCGTATAAAATGAAGGATGAAAATTTTGAAGAGTTGAAAGATGATTTTTTAAATATATGCACAAAAATATGTGCGAATCTTCCTTGTCCTGATTGTTCGGAACATGCGACGGAAATTATGCGGAATTTAAAGAGGGATAATATTAAAACAAAAAAGGATTTACAGATATTCTTTTTTGATTTTCATAATTCGGTAAATAGGCGCGTTAAGAAGCCGTTATTTAAGGAAGACCAGATGTTCATGTATCATAAGGCGATAACTAAAAATATTGTTTTTAATTATATAAACGTAATGTCTAAAAAACAGCATAACATAAAGTTACTTACAAATAGTTTTCACAGAGATATGACTATGAATTATTTTAAGAAATGGATAGCGCATAATAGCATTAAATTTAATTCGTAATTTGCGAGCGACTCTTACATGGTATGTATAACTTCTCCATTTCTATATACCTTGCATTTAAATGTTTGTTTGTTGGGGCGAGAGCATATTGATGCACCGTTTTCAACATTAAAGAAAACCATTTCATTATTTGCCGCGGAAACAAAAAGATACCACATATATCCGACGATCCATCCGATAGCGAGACCGATAATGACGCCGACAATGGGGGTACAGCCGTAATAGATTTTAGATGCTGCGTCGATGAAGAAGAATACCATAATGATGGAGAGCATGACGACATTGTAGCTGCTATATTGTAACATTGGCATAAACATGTAGGCGAAAATGAATCCTAGTGCTGCGCTATTGAAATTGGGGATTGTGTATTGACCTAGACCGAATGGTAGTGATACGAAGTTACATTGTTGTTTCCAGTATGGTGAGCCGCGATTATTTATATTATCAAATTTGGCGTTGGTGGTGAAGGCGGTGATAGAGAAGACGAAAAGAAGGATAATAAAGCCGGCTAAATACATTACCCATTTTAAGTTGCCGTTGCTTAAACTAGAAATGATGAAAAATCCGGATAGTAGTACAGGAGATAGAGACGAGAGAAGTTGCAAAATATTACCGATAGATAGGGATACACCTGGTTCTAAATTTGATAACATTGTCGCTTTAACAAATTTTGAATAAGCCGACTCTTGTGGCTGGTTTTGATTTTGAGGTACTTGTTGATTATTAACAGTTGACATATTATATATTATATGTTATGATATAATATATAATAATATAATGTTTTTGTTTTGAGTAATTGTTTTGAGTAATTGTTTTGAGTAATTCTTGAGTAATTGTATTTTATACTTAATATTTATAGCAATGTATTAAATATATATGTAAAATACATAGAAACAAAAAGATAATAATACATACAGTATATTATTATCCGTATCGCGTCTCTCGTTACAGTATAACATGGGTATTCCTAGTTATTTCTCAAAAGTGGTGAAAGCGTATCGTCATATTCTAAAAGATATGACATATTTGAGTCATGTAAATAATTTATATATGGATTGTAATTCATTGATATATGATGCTGTAAAAAATAACCCAACGTATGATAAAAGCAAAAATAAGGAGTATGAGAGGGGGCTTATAAAGGCAGTATGTAATAAGATTGATTATTATGTAAGTGTATTAAATCCGAAGACTCGCGTATTTATTGCATTTGATGGTGTTGCGCCTGTTGCGAAACTGAGTCAGCAGCGTGATAGGAGATATAAGTCGTGGTATACGACACAAATGCAGCGGGATATAGAAGGTACAGGTGCAGGTGCGGGGTATAAAGAGACATGGAATACGTCGGCGATTACACCGGGTACTAATTTTATGAAGCAATTAAATGAGGAAGTCGGTATATATTTTGGCAAAAAGGCATGCGGCGATGACTTGAGTGTGGTAGAAAACCCATTGGAGTATATTATATCGAGTAGTTCGGAGGAGGGGGAAGGGGAGCATAAAATATTTGACTATATGCGAAGGTTTCCGGAGTATCATAATTCGACAGATATGATAACGCTTGTATATGGTTTGGATGCGGATTTGATTATGTTGACCTTGAATCATTTACATATAACTAAAAACCTCTATTTATTCCGTGAGACACCTGAGTTTATAAAATCGGTTGATTCTACGTTGGATGCGAACAAGGATTATTTGCTAGATATTCCGGAGTTGGCTGCGTCTATTGTAAAATATATTCAAAATGATGGCGTCGATGGCAATAACGTAGGAGGAGGTGGTACAGATGTAAGAGAAATAAACAGGATAACAGATTATATATTCATGTGTTTTTTGTTGGGGAATGATTTTATGCCACATTTTCCGGCATTGAATATAAGGACGGTGGGTATAGATATATTGTTAAATGTATATAGGGAGACGTTAGGTAAGACGAATAAGTATTTAACGGATGGGAATAAAATAGTGTGGAAAAATGTGAATGAGTTTATAGTGAATATTGCGAAACAGGAAGATATCTTATTGATGGAGGAGCATAAGAAGCGTGATAAGTTTGCGCGAAGGTTTGGAGGAGGAGGTGGCGGTGGAGCAGGAGCAGGAGCGGTAGGCAATAACAACATGAGAGATAACAGGTTCGAGAGAAATGCGTTTAATCATGGAATAAATAAAAACTCTTATAACTCATCAAACACGCAATCTTTTGCAAAAAATGATAAAAATGTATTACAAGACACGGAAGAGGTGTTGGGCGAAGGAGTAGATATAAATAAAATGGATGATTTGTTGATGTTGCCGATGAAAGAGCGAAGTGTTGAGAAATACATTAATCCTTTTGTGAAGGATTGGGAGTATAGATATTACAAGGCATTGTTTGATATTGAGATAACTGACGATAGAAGGAAACAAATTTGTGTAAATTATTTGGAAGGGCTGGAGTGGACATTTCATTATTATATGGAGGGTTGTATAGATTGGAAGTGGTGTTATAATTATCATTATGCACCATTGTTTAAAGATCTTGTAAAGTATATTCCACATATGGATACGCAATTTTTGAAACGAAAAGAGAAACAGCCAATCGAAGACCTCGTACAATTATGTTATGTATTGCCTAGGGAAAATTTAAATTTATTGCCTGTAGAAGTAAATATAGTATTATTGCAAAGATTGGGACATCTTTATGGTGGTGACTATGAATTTAAGTGGGCATATTGTAGATATTTTTGGGAGAGCCATGCGGAATTACCCGAGTTACATATTGAAACATTGGAGAATATAGTCTTTGAGGCGAAAAATAAAAAAACCTTTGCGGTTTCCAATCCTATTCCTATACCGAAGTCGCATCATAATGATAATAAACAGTCGTTATAAAATGGAGTAATATTATTATTTTTGTTAAATTTCGTGAACTTTTCATGAGCTTTGTTATATTTATGGCGGAACTATAAATATAACGGTCACAGGCGGGAGTTTATGATGGTGGTAGTTGTATTAGGAGGATGATGTAGCATGAGACGTAACAGATGCGTGAGAAAATGGGAAATTCTTTAAAAAAGGAAACTTGAAAAAACTGCATCCAATCGAAGAATCACTACTAGATGTACATGCAGATGCATCACATTTTCCAGTGAATTTGTAGATACAAGATATAGACGAAAAACATTTCTCAACAATTTTAAAAATAATAAAATATACAATAGACCATAGTGTGCTGCGAAGCAATAAAAATGAAACGGGTAATGGCGTGTCACCTTTTTCTATTTTGTTTTCGATACAGGGAAATTTGGTCGCGTAGTGCTCCATTTTTTCAAGACACTCGCGATGAGATAGACCTTGACTGCGGAGTGTATCGATGCGGTACTTGTCCATTTTGGACCATATTTTGCTCCAACATTTATAGAAGTCGTTGTAATAGTCGTCTTTTGTATATTCGCGTTTATGTTTTTTCTCGAATTTGGATCTGAGTTTTTGGGGGTCTATCATAGGACCATAGTAGGTAAATAGTTTAGTATTTTTGTGTAACATAATATGTACATCGTCTATGACATGATCTTTATTAGTGGTGTGAATAATTTGTATAGGTAGGTTATTTTCGAAAGAGTGGTAAATAAATCCTTTTTTAAGAGTGGTTGATACGGTGTGACGATGTGGGCGACGAAGTGCTTCGGGGTATAATGAAAGATTGCGTTTATCATCTTTTTTGCGAAGTTCTTCTATTTTTTTGAAATTTTCTAAAACTTTTTCTTTTGTATTCCCCTGATTAACATAAATAGCGTAAGATGTGAGGTAACAAATAACACCCAACACGGGTAACATAATCCTCATTTTATTTAAAGCAATAAATTTAGAAGAATAATGTAAAACATAAGGGTCAATAAAGAAGTCTCCTACGGAAACATGGTTTGTCATGTACATAATATTCTTGTCTATGATAAGTCCTTGTTTTGAAACTTTATGCATGGAGCATTTTGTAGCGCTCATACAACATTCGACAATGTACTGTATCGCCTGTTTATTATTTTTTATATCATAATTAAGGATTGTAAAAATAGGCATAATCAACACCATATATAAAAAAATAAAAATATCTAAAATATTTCGAATACCAAAATTAGAATAGTCGTAACTAAGCGTAGGTTCGATATCTACCATTTTTAATTGCTGTTATCGATAATATTTACTAAAGAACACTTAAAATAAAATAACATAAATTACTAAACATTAAAACGCAGAAAACGCCGTACATATGTAAATATTTGTAAAACAGGTAAAAGTTATTAAATAAATATTTACCGAAATAAGTAATTTAAAACAACGATTATAAAGATAGTATAATAGTGCAACGGAATGGAAAATGTATTGAGTCGTATTGACAATAGTTATAGAATTCTTAAATTTTCGGGAACGAGGGCAGATTTTGCAACACTGATGGATAATAATCCGGGTATTCTTATTTTCAAATTTACGGCGAACTGGTGTGGTCCATGTAAAACCATAAAAGAATATTCATACAAGAAGTCGAATGATTTGCCCGATTATATGACAATGATGGAGGTGGATGTAGACGAGTGTTTTGACTTGTATGCCTTTTTGAAACACAAAAAGATGGTGAATGGTATTCCTGTATTTCTGGCATATGCGAAGGGCATAACCAATGGACCAATCGCGTCAATTACAGGGGCGAGTTTGCCCGATATAGAGACGTTTTTTGCGACGTGTATGAGTTACAAGTTTTCGTGATGAAAGATTTGAATCATTTTATCCCTCATATAAATATATATATTATTTAAAACAACTTAAATAAATTAGATCATATATTTATATAACAACGATCTACTTCCATGGATAAAATTGGTTTTTTCATCAATGAAAGACCTGAATTATACAATTATATTAATGATAAAGTTATACCAGTTAATGAAAAATTTAAACTTGTTCATGCTCCTGTGAAATCTGGAAAAAGAGGAATGGTCGAAATATATTCTCTTATCGATAAAAGTTCTAAACATATTTATTTAACTGCTTTACATAGAAAAGCGGATGAAAAACAACGGAAGGAATTATCTTCTTATGGTATAGAAGTTTATTCGGTTAATAACAAAGACAAAAAAGATAACTGTATAAAATGCATTGATGATTTAATTGGTAGTAAAAAAAATGTAAAAATTCATTTAGATGAACTCGATTTTGGTTGTGGGAATAATCAACTTTTAAGTTATATATGGACTAAATATAAAAGTAATCCAAGTGTATATTTCATTTTATATAGTGCTACAATTGAGGTTGCTAAAAAGGAATTTTTGCATGTTAATGATATTCACGATGTTCATGAATGTGATAGGTATGTACCCCCAACAACATATTTTGGTATAAAAAGATATTTAAATAAAAAAAACTTTTTTCAAGCTTCACCATTTATTAGTTATAATGATACCAATAATACCTGTTCTGTTACTACACAAGGACGTGAATTAATTAGTAAACTAATAAGTAATACAAATAATATAAATAATAAAAGACATATAGGAGTTCTTAGATTAGCAGGAAATTTTAAAGTAAATGGAAAACTGGTATCTCAATTTGAAAAGATGAAAGATAGTAAAGATAAAATTGAAGACGAATATGGAGTACGTTTAAAATTTGTTGGAAGCAATGATAATACTGTTGAATGGGATAATATTAAATATTGGGAAGAATTAACACCTAGTTTTCCATTTATTATAGTGATTAATCAAGTTTCTGGTAGATCGACAGAATGGAAATGTCATCCATTTATTGTTTGGTATCATACACTTAGAACCGACGAAACACCGATTGGTACAATTATTCAAGACCAAGAAAGACCCGTGTATTATACAGGTACTTATACTGATGATATTAATATTGAGATATATGGTGATTTGGAGTGTGCTAAATATTCTGCTGGTCAAATTACTTTACAACAAATGCTAACTATGACATCAAGAAAATTAAACGCTAGGTTAGATACTAAAACAAAGAAAAATCATGTTGATGTAATTTCAGAATCTTACGACAACTGGGAATTGATACCAAAAAAATATAAAAAGGGAAAATCTTTGTCAACACATGTAAATCAAGATAATATTTTAAAACATAAAATGTCTATTATTGAAAAAATAGACAATGTTAATGTTAAAAATGAATATGAAATTAAAAATTGGGATAAATATAGCCATTTAGAGGGTTTCTATATGACTAATATAAGAAGTTCACGAATAAATTTTATAAAGGGTAAAAAAAGTAATAATAAAGCTGTATGGTTTAAAAGTGATATAGACACTGAATTAAAAGAAGGTATTAATGAAAAATCTAAAATTAGAATTAATCTTTATTATCCCGATGGTGAAACAGACCCAAGTAAATATAAATTTATTGTTAGAATATTTAATGGGTCTAAGCAAACTAATTGTTCAAATACGACAATGTATAATACATAATATTTTAGTTTTTTGTTATACAAAAGCGAGATTATAAATGGTAATAAAATATACTATATAAACTATTTTTATAGTATATTTTGCGTATGAAATATACTATAATCAAGTAGTAGTAACAACCAAATATTACTATATTTTCAACAAAACCGACTGAAATCGACGCGAGGTCCATTGAGAATGGTAACAGGCAACCATCGTATTGCGGAGGGGTTACAAATTTCTTTAGAAAAGAATCCGACTCCTATTCTAGCACAAACGCCGACGGCGAGTCTTGTAGAAATGATGAACCGGCTGATATCGCCGGATAGTTCAGCGCGTGCGCCTACATTTGCGACACCGATTTCAAATGTAGCGCCGGGGATAGGAATTTGTGCTGTAAAAGAAGCGGTCCATGTTCTTCCTACACTTCGGCTCACCCCTAAAAGCGACGCCCATGCTTTATATCCGAAGTTTGCGGGGGAGTCACAGGGGAGAATCCAAGCGGATGCACCCACCGATGCATAATTTTGAAGTCCGATGGTGCATGTAAGTTCACCACCAAATCGGGCTTCTTTGCATGTACAAAAGTTAGGGAGGCGAAAATAGTTAGTGATTGGTCCGCAAATGCTAAGGGCTGTAGATTTCATCCCTGAACCAAAATCGCGCATTTCAGCGACTTTAAATGCGTCCAAGTTTACAACGGCATCGGTGACACTACCGTCGGCAGCATAACTACATTTGGAGTCTTCGACACAACTTGAGGAAACAGGGCATGAAAATCGCGCATCCATACAACGAACGGCATTTGGGAGAGGGGAGCACGCGTAGACCAATCCAGCGCCCACGGCAGATGCGTTACTCATACATGTCTGGGATGGGGCACACGCGATACCGTTACCGCAGTCTTCAGATGCAGGATGAGAGACGGGGGCGATGGTTGGAAGGGCGTCAGTGTCGCAAACAAGCATGACAAGGGCGCATGCTAAAAATGTGGGGAGTTTCATTTTTTGAGAATATATATAGTATATGTTTATATTTTTATATACTTTTCCATATATATACTTCCCACCCATATATCATTTATACATGCACGTGTTTCATGGGTTTATATAGCGAACGTTAATATTTCTTCAAAACGATAATATATGCTAGAAATATACCGAAAAAGTTTTTAGCGAAGAGGTCTAAAATATTGTAAATCGAGTTTTTAATATTGTACGGCATCAAAGCAGCGATACCGTAAATAGACCAAAAGAAAAAGAAATACCAGAATATTTTCAAACCAGTATCGCTTTGAGTTGCAAATTTGTGGTAAATAACATAATAGTAAATCAAAAACGGTATAAATCCCATAAAAACACCCAAGCCCGTTGAAATAATTTTTACTTCTCCCAAATAGCCGAATAATAACATTAACCAGTTTAACGTCATCACTTTTGAAACACTATCTAGGTTATCTTTTAGTGTTCCGAATAAAGTCATACCCGCGGTGTCTATATTATTATGTCTTTTTCCGAGAAATATCAAGTATACCATTAATGTTGTCAACATGGTTGGTGTGGTAATTGCCCAGTCGACATACCGCTTAGGTGTAACATTGGTTACTTTGTTAAAGTTGTATACCAACCATATGTAAAAAATACCTTCGATGAGTTGAACGGTTAGTTCTAAATATAGTAAGTGGTTAATTAAAAGATATTGAGGCGGAGTATTTCTCGAAAATACTAGTGCTATAATCTCGATGATGGCGGTAATAATCTGTACAATAACGGATATCTTTAGTGTTTGATAGAAAATGTTATTTGTATTTGTATTTGTATGTGTATTTAGTTTCTGAATACTATTTGTCATGTAATGTGTGGTTGTGTTGTTGCAGTTATGTATATATATAGTTAAAATATAAAATTAGAATAGGGAATAAAGAATAAAGAATAAATCTGTCAAAATATATTAATCTGTATTAAAATATAGAAATAAATTTACTATATTATAGTAAGAGTGATAGTAAGAGTGATAGCACGTATGTCAAATATACTGGAAAACATGGATTTGGATATAAACAACTATGAGTTAAATGATATATTGAACTTATTCAAGTTGCCGGTAATGTTTGACGAGAAACACCTTAAACAAGCAAAGGTGGTGGTGTTGCGCATGCACCCTGATAAGTCGAATTTACCGAAGGAATATTTTCTATTTTTTACAAAGGCGTATAAAATATTATATGAGATATACAAGGTCAGGTTTCCTGATGCGAAGAAATACAAAGAGGATAAGTTTTTGTATACAGCGGTGATAGACCGCGAGTTAAACCAGACCAAGTCAAAGACGGCACACAGTGCGGAGGATCGTGAATATCACGCGTCTCAAGAAGAGGCATATAAAAAGATTCAAAAGATGGATTCAACAAAATTCAACACATGGTTTAACGATAAGTTTGAGAAGTTTCGCCTACACGACGAAGAGCAGGATAATGGGTACGAAGAGTGGTTTAGAGGTATTTCAAATGATGGCAGCGATGATAATGAGGTTCAACAAATGGGAGGGTCGTGGGCAGAGAGAAATGCACAAATAGAACGAAAAAAGACGGAGTTGCGAAATAAGATGGCTCTAGTACAGCGTACTGAAATACAAACCGCAAATAGTGGCGGAGGAGGAGGGTATTATGGACTAGGTCGCGAAGCTCCGCAAGAATATTCTAGTGGATTATTTAGTTCGCTGCAGTATGAGGATTTAAAGAAGGCGCATACTGAGACGGTAATACCAGTAACCGCCGAAGATTTTGACAATAGGAGAAAATATACATCAACAAATGAGATGCAAATGTTTAGAGATATTGACAAAACAAATTATAATTATACGAAGGAATTTCAGACCACGCAGTTGGATAGAGAAACCGCGTTACAAGTTGAGCAAGATATGCAACGCGCATATAGATTAGCGAAACAAGATGAGATAGTGAGAGAGATAAATAAGAGGTTTAATTCGGAGTTTCATCAGTTGGAGAACTGATATAGGGAGGAATTAAAAACATGAGATGTAACAGATGCGTGAGATTAATCGAAAATCAATGTGTTAAATAAATAATTCGAAACTGTCATAATAGAAATATTCTCATATATTTTGAAAATTATTCAAAATATATTCTAGGTAATTATTATACGACATAATATAAATATAATAAAAATGAACATTTCAAAACAGCAGATATTAATGATTTTATTACTTTTAATTATAGGATATGTCTATTCTATGTATTCGGGTAAAATAAACGAGGACACGGAGAAAGAGGAGCGAAAGTTGATTCAACAGTTCTTAGCGAACGATGTGAACAAAATGGATTCAAAAAAACCATTTTTGTGGATACCTATCGAATATGATATGAATGGAAGAGACTGGTTAAATTTCGGTTCTAGGAATACGGCAAATTTGAACCAGCCTTATTTATTCTTAACAATAAGAAGTATAATAGATAAGTGTGGCGACTCATTTAATATATGCATTATCGACGACAATGTATTTAATAAATTAGTACCGAACTGGACAATACAGGTTGGTCGTTTAGCTGAACCGCTCAGGTCACATATGCGGGAGTTGGCGATGGCGCAGCTGCTAAATAGGTATGGAGGTCTGCGGATGTCGCCGTCTTTTGTATGTTTCGAGGACTTGATAACGTTGTACGAGCTCGGAATAAATACTGAGACGGCGTCTGGTGGGGGCGTGTTTATAGCGGAGATGGTTTCAAAGAGTGTAGTATCATCGTCGTTGGCATTCGCGCCATGTTCTAAAATAATGGGATGCCGTAAAGATAGTGATATAATGAGGAAGTATATAGAATATTTAGAGGTTTTGGTATCAAAAGATTATACGAATGAGATGGAGTTTGAAGGGAAAGTAAGTAAATGGTTTTTTAACAATGTATCGAGTGGTGCGGTAAACATAATAAAGGCGGAGTTGATTGGTGCAAAAAAACAGGATGATTCGCCTGTAATTTTGGATAATCTGATGAGCGATACGAATATAGAACTTTCAAAGGAGAGTTTTGGGCTTTATATACCTTCTGCCGAGTTAATACAGAGGCGACAATATGGATGGTTTGTCAGGATGTCGCCATCACAAGTATTAGAATCGAATACTCAAATCGCGAAGTATTTATTGGCGATGAACTGAGCAATCGAATAGGTGGCAGGATAGGTGGCGGAATAGGAACTGGATAATATAATGTATATAATTTTAACTTATATACATTATAGGGTCTTTAAGGTATTTAGAGCATAAATTTTTTATTTTTTATTTTTTATAGTTCTTCGTAGTTTTGAATATACAGGTTTATGCTTTATTCCAATCCTTTTTGATTTGTTTGCACCTCTTTTCGATTTTATTATTCTTTTGTTTCTTGTTGGCGCTTTCTTGTGATTAGTGCCGCCGCGAGCAGGGTTTCCGCGAGCAGTGGCAATATACCCAGATATAAATGCATCATATTGGTCAGCCGTTAAAGAATGTATATCCTTGAAAGATGGTAATGTTGGGAGTGTTCGTGGAGAATTTCTAGGAGAGTGCCGCAACAGCGAAGGTAGCGGGGGTGGTCGAGGAGGAGGAGGAGGGGGAGGCGGAGGTGGGCGCGCTGCAACAACGGCGGGATCTTCGGGTGTATCAGGTGACGCATCTTCATAAAATGGGTCAAGAAACAAGCCACGTTGGGGCGAAATGCGCAAGTAACCGCCGATATAGTCTCTAATTCTTGTATAGGCGCGGATAACATGGGATCTTTCGCGATGATCGGGAATAGAATTCAAATATGATTGTAAGTCGATGTATATATTATTGCGAATCATTTTTCGAAGGTTATCGCCATTATTTCCAAATAATGTAAAAATACTGCCACTTAGTTGACAAAAATGATGATTAGCGAAAGAAATTGTATTAAAACAACTGTCAATTAAAATAATAATAAAAATAATCTTGTGAATAAGAATCATACAAGAATCTATATTCATGAGTCGTACAGGAAATACTCCCACAGGTCCTACTACAATCGGTATTATAGGACCAGTGGGATTCCATAGTATAGAACCATTCAAGTTGCGCCTTATTAATTTATTTAAGGACGAAATAAGGTCGCTTAGTCTTATAGCACACTTATAAGCACTACTCGCCGATGCAGGGTCTATACCTAAAAGTCGATAAAAACCTCTAACTATCTCTTGTTTTTCACCAGCATCACCGAATGATCGAATATAATTTGCAATATATGCTTGTATTTGTTGTATACCCTCTGGGGTCATACGCGAAACAACGCGACCAAAATCTATAGCGCGAACCCTAAACTGGTCAACGGGTTGTGTCATATCGTACATCCAGTTTCCAGAATGGGCGTCGAGAGGTATGTATCCTATACGATAAAATATGATAACACATATAGCTAGAGAGCGTTCACATAATTGGTAGAGTAACGCTCGCTTGTTCATGATATCAGCGGGCGGTGCTATGATAGCGTTGTTATATGGAGCAATTTCCGCACGTAACTGTTTAAATGAAGCATAAGAGGGTGCTAAAGATTCCATCAATATAATACCGACTTTTCTTTCAAAATGAGTTCCGCTAGTAGTCGTAAGAGGCAGAGGCGCTTCCAGCTGTTGTAGCAAGTATCGAAAAACGCGATTTCTATTAAAAATGTCTGTTTGAATGGGTGGTAAAGTACTGGCATGGCGAGGTGAAAGAGTGTCGGGGAAAAAACATTCACGAAATTGTGTCAAGTTAAAAAACATAACTGCGTATACGTCGGGACATACAGGTATTCCGGCATAAGCCATAGTTGCGCTATATACGTTAGATTGCGCATCGTATTCGTCTCTAAGGTCGCTTCTTGTACACGTTGATTTTCCGCGACCTGCCGTATATTCGGCGACTCGGGGTTCTTTTTGGGGTTGAACGATGCAACATTTTAAAATATGCTGCGTAACTAACTGTCCGGTACTGGGTAGTTCATATTCGTCGGCATTCATTAGTTCGCCGCGTTCATTAAAAACGTCGCTTCGAAATGGTGTATTGTCGGCGGGTAAAGTAATTCGCAATATAAAACCAGTCAAAGAATCAACGGATACTGTATCGACGCTAATCGCGCTAGAAAATATATTAATAAAATCGCGTGTATCCGCAACTTTACGTATAGCAACGTCTTCTCCTTTTGCATTTTTTGCTATTATCTTCATGCCACCTTGCTGCTGTTGCATAGGATCGAGGTGTACATACATCTATATTGTAACCTACAGAATCGTGGATATATATATATATATATATATATGGGTAATATAAAAATACCACAAAACAAGTTAAAAAAGTTCAATTAAGTTATTTGTAAAAAGAGCCAGCTCAATTTCGTCTTCATGAATATTATGAAATATTGTCATATACTTACAGAGTATTTTGGTAATTTTGTATTTATTTGTTTCAGTTATCAAGGGCGTTGTTTTAATAAAAAGGAAGTAATTGTCTAAAATATCCATAACGGAGTAACCTTGGTCATACAAGGTGTATAATATTTTTATACAGTGTTGTAATTTTTTTTCTGTTAGCGATTGAGTGTATTCTTCAAAAATATGGAAACTAATATTAGTGCATAGTAGTTTAACCAGAGATAAGTCGATCGATGTATTTAATATTTTAATTTTTTCTAAATAGTTAATCAAAATACGTATCGATACATTTGAAATATTGAGGACAAATTTTTCAGCTTCTGGTGTAATAATAATATTTTCTTTTATGATAATTTTAGCTAGTATTTTTTGTAGACAAGCGTCTTCAATCTGATTAATTTTTATAATAATATTGCGCGACTGAAGGCTGTCAATTACTTTTTGCACATTTGTACAGGATGAAATGAAGTGAACCTTGTGGCTATATTTGTCGATACAGTTGCGGAATACTTGTTGGCTTTGTTCATTAATAATATCGATATCATCGAGGAGGACAATTTTTTTAAACCCCTGTATTAGAGAAGCGGTTTGGCAGAATATTTTCAGGTCGTTGCGATAGTAAGAAATGCCTTGATCCTTTAGGCTATTTAAAACAAGTATATTGTCGGGGTTATAGTTTGTTTTATAATACTCGCGAATAATAGAATAAATAAGCGATGTTTTGCCCGAACCGGGGTCACCGATTAGAAGTATATTAAGGTTATTCATGGATATAAGAGTCTGTAAAAGCCGAATAACATTTTGTTCGAGTTGTTCAAATTGGTGAAAAAATTGTGGTTGATATTTATTAATAAAAGGAATATTGGTTTGTGAATTTTGCATGCTATGGTGATAGGTAATGGTGTATGTATAATTTAAATAGGGATAATCGTAGTGATAACCGCGAATAAATATTTATATTAATAATATTCGTTAATAAATATTTAAGTTTATGTTTCTTTAATATAATAAATATATTAAATAAATGAAATCTGGCAACTCTAGTAAATCTGAAACATTCTATGATATTCTGGGATTAGACGAGAAATGTTCACAGGATGAGATAAAGAAGGCGTATCGAAAGTTGTCATTTATGCATCATCCGGATAAAAATGGAAATAGTTCAGAATCGACAGAAAAGTTTCAAAAGATTTCGGAAGCGTTTAGTGTATTAAGTGACTCTGACGAGAGGGTGAAATATGATATGAATCGTAATAATCCGTTTGCAAATATAGGCGGAATGGGTGGAATGGGCGGAATGGGAGGCGGGATTAGAATAAATCCTATGGATATTTTTAATATGTTTATGGGTGGAATGGGTGGAATGGGTGGAATGGGTGGAATGGGTGACTCGCATGCGGCGCATCCGTTAAATGGGTTTGTAAATATGGGAGGTCTGGGTGGTATGGGTGGTATGGGCGGTATGGGAGGTATGGGCGGTCATGGACCACGAATTATAATCAGGACATTTGGTCCAGGCGGAGAGTCAATTAGTGAAAATATAATGGGAGAAAGTAGTAGTGATCCATTTAGTTTATTTAACCAAGTCATGCATGATATGCACGATATGCACGATTCTCCGCGACAAGAGATGCACCAACATGTATTACAACATCCACTACGAACCCCTCGATTCCAAAAAAGAGTAGAACCGAAACCACCTCTTATAAGTATAAATGCGACAGTAACATTAGAACATGTGTGTCAGGGTGCAACGATACCGGTAGAGATGGAACGCTGGAATATAAATAGTGAAGGTGTACACGAGTTGAACAGTCATGTGGAGTATATATCAGTACCAATGGGTGCGGAAAACGGTGAGGTAATACTACTAAGCAATCGCGGAAATGAAACAGGAGATGGCACTCGCGGAGATGTAAAAGTAACATTTATAGTAGAGGAGCATCCCTTATTTAAGCGGAACGGGTTAGACATTTTATTAGAAAAAAGCATAACCCTGAAGGAGGCGTTATGTGGATTCTCATTTGATATAGCGCATATAAATGGGAAGAAATTTTCATTCAATAGTTCATCTGGAAATATAATAAGAGACGGCTTAATAAAAACAATACCGCGTTTGGGTTTACATAGAGGGAGCGAACATGGTAACTTGAATGTAGTTTTTAAGGTGACGTATCCGGAGAAGTTGAGCGAGGAACAAATAAAAATATTATCGGATATATTATAGACATGACCGCGTGTGTATCGAAAACAATACACTTATATTCTATGTTGGTATTAGCAGGCGTGCTTTAGTGTATATGCGGATACTTTTGCCAGATAAGCGGGGCGGTTTGTTTTGTATAGGTTTGCCAAATCGGGGACAAGGGGGTCATCGGGATTGGGTTCATGCATAAGGGAAGAAATACTGAGAAGCAATTTGGAAATGGTGAGAGCGGGACTCCATTTGTCTTTGAGAATATCGATACAGATGCCGCCGGACGAGTTGATATTTGGGTGTAAAATCGGCGTGATGAATTTAACATGAGGGGGTTTAAAGGGATAGTCGATGGGGAAGTCGATATCTAGGAAGAAAATGCCGCCGTGGTATGGTGTGCCTTCCGGACCAGTAATTGTTGCGCGCCATTTCATAATATCGTCGGAATGAGGACCGGCGCTACAGTTTGAAGGAGGATCTTTTGCGAGTTCAGTAAGTTCCTTTTGGATACGTTTGGTAATGCTTATAACGCTCATAATGATTGGGTTGATAAAACGTAGAATACTTTTGACGAGTAGTGCTTGTATATGTATATCGCGTATTTTGTATATCAATTTTCTTGATATATAAAATAAAAATATGAAAATAAAAATATGAAAATAAAAATATGAAAATAAAAATAAAAAAAATAAAAATATAATATATAATACGTTTGCGAGATGTGTTATAGTGTAGAATCAAGCCTAAAAACTTCATTATTTTCTTTAATCGCGATTGTAATATTATTCAGCTCAAACGTGCCACATTTTAAATGGATTGCGTTGATTTTAATTAGCTGGTGTAGTATGCAGGTAGGCGAATTATTACTCTGGTTAACAAACCCGCGTAAATCATGCACACCAATGAATAAATTAATAACACTTACACTTATTCCATTTATATTGCTTTCTCAACCACTATTAGTAATATTTGGGTCATTTTTTGTGAAACCGTGGTCCATGTGTAGTCATAATAGGCAAATGCTTATATTAGGCTATTGTCTTATCGCGAGTATAGTATTTTTATACTACTTTTTTGAAAATCCTACAAAATATTGTACAACAGTCACAAAACAAGGACACCTTCATTGGTTTCTTAAAAGCAGCGAAGACACAAGAATTGAAATGCCTTATGGTTATTACGCTTGGATAGTAGTAGTTATAGGGGCTGCATTATTATTATGGAATATTTCATATAAGGCGTTGGGTGCATTGTTTTTAATACCACTTATTGGTTTTATTTATTCGCTTCGTACAGATTCAAAGTCAAGTATATGGTGTTATTACTCGAGTTATTCTTCGATTGTGATGCTTATCATATATGGATTATATAAATTCAAGATATACAATATTTTGAAGTAATGCTAAAGTGATGCTAAAGTTAAACAAGTGTTTCGAGCATTTTACGAAGGTTGAAAACAGCGACCGCTGCGGAGACTACCTGATGGCATTTCGCAAGAAGTAGCGAGACGGTATTGGTGGTGGCGAACGGAGCGATTCAAAGCGCCTACACCTGAACCGGGGACAAATCGATTGATTGTACTGTCGTTGGCTATACTTGTAAAAATAATACGACGAGCGCCACCGGCGGCTTTAGATTGACGGACAAGCCCACGGGCGATATTATAAGTTTGGTTGCTAACAGTCATTTGTTGAGATATATACTATGCAGAGATTATATATTTTTCCATAGATATATTACACTTATTATAAATATTGTTATAGTGATAGTTAAAATATTTTTCATTATGAACATTATAACTAGTTATATTTGTATTTCTTATATATTTTAAGTCTGAATAACTATCTAGTTGTGAAGAAACACACAATAAACTATTACAAACAGATAAATTTCCTTCATCATACAATTTATGACAGTAACAACACATAAATTCTACTATATTTACATCATTAAGTTCACTATTATTTTTCAATAAACAACGAGGCATTAAGTGTGCTGTTTCGAGTAAACTTAGTGGAAGTTTTTTATCACATAGTATACATATGTGTTCTTTATTATTAACTAAATATTCTCTTAACTTTGATTGTTCTTTTCTAACCTCTTTTAGTTCATATTTTTTATCCACTTTATTATTTTCAGCTTTTAATTTTATATTTTTTAAAAATTTTAAAAATTTTATATTTTTTAAAAATTTTTTAATAATAATAAAATAGTAGTATTTGTAGTCTTTTAATTTATCATTTCCTTTTTCAGTTAACTTGTAAATATTATTTTCACTAAAAATAATATTATCTTTTTTTAATTTTAATAACTCATCCTTTATTTCATCTTCATGTATTGAAGTGTTATACCTATTTTTTATATAGTTAAAAATATCTAGTAGTGTATTTTTATTGTTTATATTAAAACAATTAATAATAATATTTTTTAATGAGTATCGTGTCATTAAGTAGTCATTATATATATTTTTAAAAGTTATATTTAAACCTGTTTTCAATAATCATTCTAATAGTTCAACCATTATATTATATCCTCTCGTACCATACTTACCATTAATACCTACACCTTTAGTTTCTGATTCTTTATAGTTTAGTTTTTCAAGTTCTTCTTTGAATTGTTTTTGTGTTTTTAGACAATCTTTATGGTTTTTTTTGCACCATTTTTCATATTTTTCATATATATATTTTAAACCAATTCTCAAATTAGTTTTTTCTGTAATTTTAAAGCATTCTGTTGTAAATAAGGTTACACCAATATTTGCTATATATTGTGTCAAAGTATTTTTACTTTGAGATTGTGCTATTATATTTATTGAATAAACATGAGGTTTATTTTTGTCATACAAGTATAACCAACCATCCGGTGTTTTCCAATAATATTTTTCCGGTAAAGGTGTATCATTTTCTACAAAATAGTCATCATTTTCATTAACATATCCATGAGTATTTTGTCTTCTATATTTGTTTTTAATAACAGTATATTTTACGTTATCACCATCAATGAAATAAGAAGGTTTTTCATTTTTTTCATTTTTTTCGGTATTGAGTGGAGATATACATGTCGGTGACTTTTGAAAAGTATATTTTGTTTCATCAAACCTAAAAATATGCGTTTTATAATTATTATGATCATGTATCCGAATCGGTTTTGAAATAATTGCTTGAGTACCTTTATTTGTTAAGGAAATATAAGAAGAAATACGTTCTTCTTCTATATATCTAGTTAATTTATTACCATAAGGTGTATTTAAATGATCTTGGTTAAATGTATGATTATAATACATATTTTTTTTTTCGTCATCCTCATCCTGAGGTATTCCTTCATCTTTTTTATAATCTACAGAATAATATTGTTTTATTTTATATTTTTTATCAAATTCAGTTAAACTCATTTCTTTAATTTCGTTAATACATAAATATTCAGGTAAGTTTTCTTCTTTACACCATTGTTCTATTTCTTCTTCTGACATATCATCACTCTTTATTAACGAGTATCCATTCATTTTTTTATCAAAATGTTTTTGAATACCTAAATTTTTTGTCTTTTTACGAGAGTCTATATATTTCATATATTTTCCAAACCGCATTTCTCCGTTGTCGATAATATTTTCTAGTAAATATATTATTTCATCATGACTTTCACAATCCATTATTTTAGATTCTACTATTTTTATGAAAGGAACATAAAAATTATTCATTATATCTTTTAACTGAGGAGTAGTCCATAAAGTAAGTTTCATATTTTTAATATCATTATATTTTCCTTGTAATCGTATCCTTTGCGAAATATCGGTGCAGTTAAATGAAGCATGAGAAACAAAATACTGGTCTGTTAAGTGTAATGAAAATTCATCATAGTCATCACTTGTAAAAGAATACCCTCGTTCACCATACTTACCTGTTATTGTTATAACAGTTTTATATTTTACCGGTATAACACTTTTTTCAAACAAAATTCTTAACAACTTATATACAAGTTTAATATTTAAAAATTTAGTATCAATATCATAATAACAGTAACCATTGGGCAACTGCTGTCCCTTTTCGGTATATATAGGTGATCCATAAACACCCCCACTTTGGTGTAGTCGATTACTAGTAGATGACTGTCTGGCGTCCCATAGAGACAATCTTTTAAATTCATTTTCATATTTTTTTGATAAATATAATCTTAAACATTTCCCATGAAATATAACAACAAATAGATCAGAAAAATCTTTCATTATTTCATATGCTAACTTAAATTGACATTCTTTTATTCTTTCCTCACTTATTAGTAGTGAATTATATTTTTGATTTTGTTTTTTTGAAATTTTATTTAAAGTCTGTCTTACATAAAGAATATGATTTATAATTTTTTTAATGTTTTTATTATAGTCTGTAATAATGTCATAACTTGTACTTTTTTTGTTATTAATATCCTTACAATCCCACCAAGGTTCAACTACAGAAGTATTAAAATATATATTATTATTAAATAAACCATAATAATCTGAACCCCTTTTCATCTTATGAACTTTTGATATTTTAATATGAATATTTGTATTGTCGCTTAAACGAGTAGTAGTATTGTATAAAAGCGAATGAGCTGTTCCTGTAATATGTAAAACATATCTTACCTTTTTATATATTTTTGAAAGTAATTCTTCGCATGCTGTTGTATCATTTAAATCATTTTTATTGCTTCCATCATTTGACGAAGAAGGGGACATTAGATCACTTTCATCTACTACTACGGTTATGTTAACTAGCTCATTATTTTTACCAATATACTCAGAAAATTTTTTATTTATTTTTTCCAAAGGTGTATAATGCATTAAAGTAGAAAAAATGTCAGTTGGGTTAAGAGCATCTTTATTGTTTAACTTATCAATAACGCCATTACTATTTATATCCTGTAGTTCTGGAAGTTTAAAATCTTTCCAACATTTATGTAAATCACTATTAAATTCTTCAAATAAATTTTTAATATATTGGATATTAAAATTATATTTTTCTGTACCACATATATCATCTTGTAATTGTTTTTGATCTATTCTTAAATTTCTAAAAATATATAAAACGGGTCTCTTGAAAATATGAACAGAAAACCACATTATTATACAAGCTTGTAATCTTTTTCCTAACTGAATATCTCCCCATAATAACTCAATAATTGATTTTTCATTCTCATGTAAATCTAATGCTTCTAATAATTCCTTTTCGAAAGTAGACGAGTCTAAATCTTTTGGAATACTTTTTAATTTTACAGGAATATTACCCCAATTATGCCTTTCCAAACTTTCACCATTTATATATCTACATTTCTCTAACATATTATTTATAATTTTTTCAAGCACAACTTTAAGCTGTTGTCTTCGCGAACCATAAAACTCAACTAAACTCTCTTGAAATGACATTTCTTGTTTATATATTAACTATGGGCATTTTTTTAAGTGGTTTTTTTATTATATTATTAAAAAAATGCCTCGAAAATATCACCCCGCCATAAAATTGAAACGAATAAAAGCCAATAAATAGAATACAGAAAGTCAAACATCCCAAACAAACACCGCCACCCAGAAATGCCCATCGGTATCGGAACATTCGTTGCTGCTGCCATCATCGCTGCCGAAGATATTGATGCCGAGATTCCTCCTACTCCTCGCGTCGAAGAAGAATCCAAGTACCCCCGCTCGCTCCAAGAAGTTGCCGCACTCGATTTGTCGTTTATTCGCGACACATGGGGAGCCGATATGCTTCGCGATGCAATGAATGCGGTCGTGCTAGCCCAAGAAAACCCCAAAATACTCCAACAAAAAATCGACATCTGGACTTACTTGTCTAGTTACGAACCACCACACGGAGAAGGATTCATGTTTAGTCGTGGAGACATCGTTGTTGAATCTGTTCAACAACATATGCAAACGGCGCACTCGGGTAGCACCATGACCTTGACGATGCGTCATCTGCAACTACTTGCCCAAGTCGGATTCCCTAAATATCGCGAAGGATATCGCATGTAAGTAGTGTGAGATAAGAGAAAATTAATCAAATGTAAGTTGAATAGATGAATAGATTTATTTTTTTTATAATATATAAAATTGAATTAAATAGTAGCAAATAAAATATATTATAACAAAACAAAAATCAAACCCAAAATGGAATTAGTGACAGAACCGGATACTTATTCACCAAACATTGACGATAAAGGAAATTATATAGACAAAGTTCCATCGTTTCATACAAATGCACTTGCAAACGGACTAAGATGTCCATGTGGAACAAGAAAAGACAAAATATACACATCACATGCAATATTTACATCGCACATCAAAACAAAAACACACGAAAAATGGTTGCAAGACTTAAACACAAATAGGGCAAACTTTTATATTGAAAATCAAAAATTAAAGGACGTAGTTCATTCGCAAAAAATAATGATAGGAAAATTAGAACTAGAATTAACAAATAAAAATATGACTATTGATTATCTAACACAACAACTGATTAAAAAAACTTCAACTATGTCTAGTAAAACTATCGATTCTAGTTCGGCAAACGACATGATAATGTTTGATATTTAATTAAATGTCTGTATGTGTATAACGTAACACCCCGTTTTCTCTATGTTTTAGAACGCGTTTTACGATTTGTGCGCTTGCCGGCGGGACGTTTATTCTTGCGCGTCCGCATCCCCGCATGTTTATGTTTTCGCGTGCGACGGCGTCGACCCCCATCATAAACGGCGCTTGGATCTTTAAGCTGCGCTTTCAATATTTTTTTATCACGTTTTCTTTGGCTTCTTTTTCTTCTCATTTCCTCTTCGACGGGTTTCAGATGTGGAAAATACATGTCTCGAGCGTTTTCAAAATGTGTGTCATGTCTAAACATCCATTGGGAAAATCGGTCGGCATCAGCTTTGTTGCCTGGGATTGCTGGTTTGCCCTTTTTATTATATAATGCCTCCGAAGCAATGTCATCATCGAAAAGATCTAGGTCTAAACCTAACTTATTGTAACGTTCATTTACTTCATCATCCTGTCTTGGAACCCTTGCTTCATCTGGTGAATCTCCCATTCCTATAGCTCCTTCTTCGACTATAACTGGGCGAATATACCGGTCCCATTGATCACATGCATATATCGGTGCCTCGCGCCAATGTTGATCACTCGTTCGTATTAAAAGTTTAACTATATCTTCTCTTAATCTTTTATCAACCGCTGGAGTAAACCTAGCATCAAATGGATGTATTGTTTTTATATAACGATTAACATAATTTCTAATATATCTTTTTCCTTTGTGAAAGGTTTGGTCTGCTAACATTTCTACATATTCATTGTCCAATCTTCCAAGTGGTATTACATGAGGCAATGGAGGGGCTCGCTGGTATAATCGTGCATGGCTAGCAAGGAGGGGGGTATGCGCTACATAAGCAGAGGGAAAAAACTCATCCTCTACTCCAAAATTGTTTGGAATATAAACGTCTTCTTCTAAACGTCCCGGTAACCACCAACCATAAGCGGTATTTTCCACGTCGGGCATAGCATAACTCAACCGCATCCATCTTTGTGGTCTGGAATTATCTATTTCACCTATATAGCGAGGGTTAGAAGGAAAATCACTATCCCATTCTGCTAAATATGGTTCGCCTATATTATCTATGGGACTTACTGTAGCTCGCCATAATAACATTGCATCGTTATCGCCTTCTCTTGGAATTTTTATTCTGTCGTTTTCACGCACATGGGGACTTCTACTCGGGCTTATACGAAGTCCTCTACGGGGACTTCTGCTAGGGCTTCTACCGGGTAGTAACATTGCATCATTATCATCTTCTCTTGGAATTTGTATTCTGGCTGTATGGGGTATATAGTCTGCGCGCGCGTTTCCATGCGCACGTGGACTACGCCCACGTGGACTTCTACTGGGACTTCTACGGAGGCTTCTACGGGGACTTCCACTAGGGCTTCTACGAGGGCTTCCACTTGGGCTTACGAGGGGGCTTACGAGGGGGCTTCTTCTATTTTCCATAGTAATATATTTATTATATATTGTAGGTATAATAAATATATGAAATATATGAAATAATAGTAATATACTAAATAATTAAGAATATATCACAAACTATGCGCATATAGATAAAATATATGTGAAAAGTGAATAATACACATCAAATCTTATTTGTTGTATTGTAACATTACTACGATGGTACTTATACCCCAAAATATTATAATGTTATATTCCAATCACTCCAAATGTTTTGCATGTCTTGGTCGGTAATAAGTCGATGTGGGCGAATCTTATATAATGCTTCCATGCGTTCGTCGTATGGGTCAGAAGGGCGCTTTACGAAAACGGCTTTTTTCCTAAACCCATTTTCATTTGCACCAAGTTTGTCAACATTTTTCTCATTTTTTATGTCAGATACATAATAAAAAGCAAGTGTTTTTCTATATATATCATTTGGACACAGTATAATATTTGGAACACCATGCCAGCTTTGTTCGGTAGTTACAAAAATAATAGCAGTATTTTTTTTTGGATATGATTTAACAACGCAGTTTGAAACCGTCTCGTCCCACAACTGTGTATCGCCGTTCCATTCTTGATTCCATTCATCATTTAAATATAAAATAACGTTAAGTCTTCTTTGTTTATTTGATATAGGATGTATTTCGTAATCAATATGCATATTTAGTCGACCATATCTAGGATGCATATGTAGACCAGCGCCATGACAATATGGATCATATTCTAGGTCCGGTATATTAAATATTTTTTTAAACCTATCGATGGTATTATCGTGTGACAACGAATAAAAAACATTACGAATGGCGGGATGCATTGTATTTAAATCATCCAATGCGTATTTTACCTCTAATGGATTTTCATATTTCCACCATGTTTCTCCGGGAGTCGAAGGAATTTTTGATTCGAGTTCGCGATAATAGTCGTTTTTAATAAAATCTGGTATAATGATATGGTCGAATGGTGCTGTTTTTAAAGATAGTTTCTCGATATTATTAAACCAATCTCCAAAAATATCATTATTACTGGAACGAATATTTTTTTCTGTTATTTTTATATTGCAACTTTTTGACATACTATACTTTTAATATTAATATTATAATATAATAACTATAATATAATAACTATAATATAATAACTATAATATAATAACTATAATTAATGACAACAAAATTGCTAAAAATGTCAAAAACGTCTTCGGAAAAAGCAATTCGTGCAATTGCGGTTTTCAATGATAAAAAAATAAACGGGACGGTATGTTTCACAGAAGAGCCATCAAAATCGCAGATACGTATCGATGTATCGTTGACTGGGCTAAAGTCGTCTGGGTTACATGGTTTTCATGTGCACGAATATGGAGACATGAGTGATCACTGTGAAAGTATGTGTGCGCATTTTAATCCTTATAATAAAACACATGGATGTCCTGGTATGAAAAACAGGCATGTAGGTGACCTTGGAAACTTAAAGACAAATGCAAAGGGTGAAGCAAAGTATACTTTTTATGATGATTTTATTAGTTTGCGGGGAACAAAGTCAAATATTATAGGTCGTGGGTTGATTATTCACGCGGATGAAGACGATTGCGGACAAGGTGGAGAGCCGGATAGTTTAATAACGGGACACGCAGGCAAGAGAATAGCGTGCTCGGTAATAGGGTATGCATCTCCCCCTAAAAAAAAGTCGTAGTTATTGGGAGGGGAGAGGAGAGGAGAGGAGGGCAGCAACATTTATGTATTTCATCGTATATAAAAGGACGGGTCAATAACGCGTTTTGCGCCATATGTAAGCTTGTCGGTATCATATTCATTGATGCGTCTTTTTTCAAGTTCACCTTCACCGTTACTAAAAACGATTGCCTTTATATTTAATTTTTTCATGCGGAGAGTACAGTGAAAACATGGCGCGGATTCAGCCATGTCACCACTTCGCGAGCGCCTGACAATATAAAGAACCAGTTTCTGAACAACTTTAGGCGATAACTCCATAATACAAAGTTTGTGCAAAACATGTATTTCGGCATGAGCACTACAACATTTGCGATAATTAAGCAACCCATCCTTCGAATGACAGCGTATATTATTATAACCTTTTGCAAGAACTTTACCATTTAAAACGGCAATACACCCGTGCTGCATAAGAAGGGTTGACTTTGACGCTTCCTCTAAAGCAATGCTTGCAAACCGGTGGTCTTTGTTGCTGATGTGTCGATGGCGATACACTTGTTTTATGGGTGGCTCAGAATCAGGCGAGTTGATAGAAGTAGGGGAGCAATCACAGTTTTTAAATTTTTCGTGAATGGGAGAAGCCGTATTTTCTTCTCTTTTTGTATGTAAATACATAGTTGTTAACTTTTTGTTATATCTTAAACTATATAACAAAAAAAGGTTCAATTTCTTTTTTAAATAATATATAAACTGTTATGGAAAAGTAAACAAAACAAAACTAAACTACAATGTTCAACTAATCTTCTTAGAAGGAGTCTCACTTGAAATCAAATAAATGGAGTTCTCGGTTACAATAATATACTCAGTCTCGACTTTGTAAATATTGGCAATTGGGCTTGTATATTCGTCTTCACTC